CCTACATTGCGGATTGTGGCAAGTTCGGCACGGGTATTAAAACGCCCGCATGTCAGAGTAAATAGGGTTTCCGGTAAGGCCGCACGTATCTGCTCAACTATCATTTGCCCGTTTACAGAATCCTCGCTCGAATGATAGAGGTCTGTTTGGAGCTTGTTATCCCTAACAATTTCGAAGGATTGAATTGGGAGTGTATCAGTCGTAGCCAATACAGACTCATGGGTATTAACGAGCAGCCTCAAATCATGATGCTTGACTTTCTCTGAGGTTGTCGGGGTCGTAGGTGGTATAGCGGTTGCCGCAATATCAATATGCTGGAATGACCAATCAATATCAGCCAGGAGTTTGTTTTCTTTTACTTCGCTTCTAAGCGTAATGCTGTTGATCTTGCCACCGAGACACTGATAACGCTTAACCTTTTTGTCTATTACTACCGAGTATGAGACTTCCAATTCATCTGACGGCGTATAGGTTTTAACGATATTGGAAATGACAATTTCCTCATCGTCTGTGTTGTCCGAACCTACCATGATTCCTGTAAATGTGATTTTTGTGTTTGTTTCGGTAACTGAAGCAATTGTGTAAATACCTTCGTTGCCGTTTTCTGAGGACGTTACTTCGACAACGTCGTCGGCGGAAAATACACTGAAAGGCGCCGATCCTCCCGTTGATGTGATTGTGCTCCCGCCGATGCCATCCTCCACATCTATCGCAGCCGTTGTATAATCAGTGGTGGACGTAACCTGTACAAGTGTTTCTGTGCCGAACATTCCCTCCAGGATGTCCCTGATATTGTCATAGTCCAGTTCTAACGTCATTGAGCCTGAAACAGCCTCAAGCCCCTGTTCCGATGGGCGTTGTACAGCTTCACCGCGCTGCGTTTCATCAACCACAGCCTCGTATTTCTGCGAAATGGTTTCACTGACTATGGGTAGATGGTTGTATTCTTTGGTGAGCACAATCGTGGTATCGGTTGCGTTATCAGTACCTGCCATGACAGCGGTAAAGGTGATTATTGTGTTTGTAACGGTAAGAATTACATAACTGCCCTCATTGCTGTTTTCTGAGGATGTAACCCGTATCCTGTCGCCTGCCGCAAATACACTGAACGGAGTTGAGCCTCCTGTGGCGGTGATAACGCTGTGATCACTGCCGTCATCAACGTCAAGTGCTGCGGAGGTGTAATCTGTGTCCGCCGTTAAGCTCACGTCTTGCAACGTACCCCATGTATCTTCTTTCGCTATGGCCGCCTTTATGAGGTGACCAATTCCAGTTGTATCAGCCATTAGTTACCCCTTTCTTAGGTTGCCAGCACCATGCGGATTTCATCATTTGCATCGCCCATAAGGGTGTCGTGAGACACATTCTTATAGCATGTAAGCCCGACCTTGAATGGTATCGCTCCCGCGCCCTCTACTGAAGCCGGAGCTGGTTCAGTGATACGCATTTCCGGCAATTGAATCGTGAGTGCATTTGAACCCAGCCCGCCAGTCCAGATCAAGTCTGCCTGAATATTTGTCCACGATGCTTGTTCGGTGAGCAAGTTCGTTATCTCGGCATCGGTGTTGAGCCGAGCAGCTGTAAATTCAAATTTGGTTTCTCGCTTTGCCTCACGCATCGGCTGTAATATCAAGCCGTCTTCAGAGCCGTAAACAACGCCGAAATGATTATCGACTGTGAGTGTAAATGACTCAATTTTTAGTGCATCGTTTGCGTCAAGCGCACCGTTTGATGATTGGTTAATCCGGAAAACAAGGGTGCTGTGCTTGACGGGTTCGGATACGGTAAGTGAAGCACTGCCGGGCATCGCATCACTTGTGATATTCAAGTGCTGAAATATCCAGTCAGTATCAATCATGAGTTTTTCGCTATTCGCGTCACTTCTGAATACTGCTCGGTTTATAACACCACCCAGGAATTGATAACGCCTGACTTTCTTGTCAATGATAACCGAGTTGCGCATTACATTTTCGTCTGCGGGTGTAGCGGTTCCCGTTGTTCCTGTGCCGAGGACATAGCCCAGAATTTCTTTGATATTATCGTAATCAGCCTCAAGCACTATCGGGCCTGTGACTGCTTCATTCCCTTGAGCGGGGGGCCTCTGGACTGCCTCTGCACGAAGAACGTCATTTTTCACCTCAGCATATTTGGATGTTAAACCTTCACTTACAAAGGGCATTGCGATTTCCGTACTGTCCTCCAGCGTACCATAAGTGGTTGTCTCGTAATCCATGAGCATATCTGTCAGGTGGCCTATTCCCGTAGTGTCTGCCATAACAAACCTCCTCCTTTTCTAATCGTGGTCGATGTCAAATATGATCCCCAGCGAGAATATTAATCGTTGGAGCTTTTTGTTTTTCGCTAAGTATACTTTGATTTTTTCTATATGAACATTTATCGAAAGACCCCGAAGTGTAGTATCCTGTATAATTGACGTGCGTATGCTCTTGCGCCACGTCTCCATAGCCGCAGCGCTGATGCCTTCACCGAAAAAATGAACAGTGGGGTGGAAGTTGCTTTCCGTTTGCAGATTGGCAAGAGGTTCGCACTCTTCATCACCCGTAGCTACCACAACGAGCGGGAAATTGGGGAAATCCTCGAAGTCATCATCAATTACCTGGAACCGCCTTGTTACAGTGGGCGTGCCGGTGATAGTTAAGGCTTCAAGGGCATCCATGATATTTTCTGTTGTTGTTGCCATTTTCCTCCTTAAGTCATGTTATTTCACGGTATCAGTGTTACCGTCCAGTTTACGCTAAACTCCCATGTGTCGTTATCCTCGTTAAATCCAAGCGGTAACACTCCCGATAACTCCTCAGTTGGGAATGTGGAATCGCACTGCTTTCCCGGTATAGGATTCTGCGTACAATTGTAAATCTCAGCATTTTCAAGATGCGCTGCTTTTGTGCTGCCTAACGCTGCGCGCGACGCTGTTACGTTCGGCGATGATACTCCCGTAACTTTGAGCATTTCCTCACCTATCAGGATGTAATCAGCAACGGTAAATACTGCCGCCTTTGTATTTCCACTTCCATCATCCGGGGCAAAGGTTATCGGATCGGTAGTACCGCTCATGGCTGCCGTCAAATACAGACCGTGATAGGTGTTCAGGCTGTTCTTTTCCTTTATCGCATCAAAGATGGTACGCGCCCATGTTTCGCCTGTTGCGTATGTTTCGTGTCGTATTATTGCCTGATATGAGGCAAGCTCTACGGTGCTGTGAACATTCACCTCTTCCGGTTCGGCATAGACTGTCGTGCAATTATCGGGATCGGAAGGCTGGTGTCCATAAAACACCGTACTGATTGAGTGTCCCAATGTTGCCATAACAAAATATTGCACAAGATCAACTCTCATTATGCAGCCGACCTTTCCAGTGCTGCTGTCCATTTACGCTTGTTGTCTCGCCACGCTCTTGACATATATTTCCGCCCTCTTTTGCCAAGTAAACCGTAATCATCAGGCGTTTTTCCGTCTACGTCTTCTTTCGGTCCGCCTCGCCTGATAGGTAATTTCCGTTTTTGTTTTGCAGTCATTTTCTGCCGTGCGTTGTATTTTGATTCGTGCATTCTCAACGCATAAGGTGTGTCAAACCCTACAACTATCAAAAAGCCTTTGCCACGGCCAAGGTCCTTAACCTCTTCCGACCCGGACGCTGCCAGCGTACCTTCCTGCAAGGGTGCATTGTCCTGTGATTTACGTAAGAAATCAGCAGATACGTGTTTAGCCGCACGCTCAATTTTCTGGCGTTTCCCGTCAATCTTCTCACCCAGTAATCGTATTGTCTGATTAATACCGGATATATGTACGCCTGCTCGTGCCATGCTTATATTCCCTTGCAGAGTAATTCCCAATGATCATTAGTTACTACGCCCTGTTTCACTTTCCTGGCCTTTACCACCACGTAGCTATCAGTTCCCACAATAATCTTATAGTCAATGTCTACCGTTGCGCTTTCATCCATAAGTATCACCACATCAGTTATTATTACACTGCCCTTTCTGTCCTGTACATGCCTAAATTCCTCCTCAACCCGGCAGTCAACGTCTGCGGTCGAAGCGGTTGCAGAATATTTAGGAATACCACTCCTTTTAGTTGTGGATTTGTAGAGGTCGGCTGTCGCATCATATATGTGCTGGATTGACATTAATTATTCCTTAATTGACAGGGACATTTTCGTAACATTTACCGCCTTTACCCAACTTAATATTCCGGTATTTCTCTGTCACAACAATTGTCTGATTAAGCCCCATTTTGCCCACTATCGTGGGGGCTGCGGCGAGAGCCTTACGCTCCTCATACGTTTTCATTGGTTCGAAGGCCAAGTCCCGTACATCACTTACCAGGTCATAGCCAGAAGCCCACATTTCATAACCAATTCCAGTCATCGCGTCCTTGATTGCTTCGTCTAATTCCTCGTTTATTTCCGTGGCTGGATATTCAACTTTGATATTTTTGGGCTTTTCCATTATACCGCTTCCTCTTTAAGGATTTTGCGAATGAGCTTCTTGTTGTCGATTAGAAAAGCGTAGAAGCCGCCACCCATTTTCTCAATTGTCATTTCTGGCAGTTCGATCCCAACCTCATCCGTTATAGCATGTAATACTTCATGTACAATAGTTTGGTTTTGTCGCATTGCCGGGTAAGCATCGACAATCTTTATCTTTGCATGATCAAGTGAGGCTTTCCCGTATAGTTTGCTATTTTTGTCTTTCAAGTTTCTTGTGAAAAATAGCCGGTATTTACTGCTCAATATTTTGATTATCTTGATGCTCTTGGTTCTGAGCTTACTCATGTTAAGCCTCGTCCTTTATCGTCACCTTTTTTATATCACTGAAAACTATCCTCGACAAATTAGATAATCGAGAGGGTATATATTCAAATGCGGTCCTTGCGTTTTTCGGTAAAGGGAAGCGTGGGTGGTTTTTTATTACGTCCAAAATTTCTTCTATGAATTTTTTATACTTGGGAGATTCAATTTCATAGTGGTTTTTCAGCCATATTATTTTTCCCAATACCTTACCGTCTGAATCTTTTATTAGAATATATTCCATTGTAACCCCATCATTCTAAGGATAATATTTTATCTAATTCGGCTATCGCTGTTCTTGCTCTTCCCTGCAAATGCCCCAGCGCCTCACGCTCTAAAGAGTTTTTGATTAATATTTCACCAAACTTCTTCGTTGTTATTTTCTTTATTCCATCTCTCAGCCTTGTTAATTCTGGAACTTTTCTGGTTGCTATATCGCCGGGCATATTTTTATATAAATTCTGAATTGTACTTCTGATAAGAGAGTCGGGATATCCGATAGAAGAAACGCCCAAAGAACTTCCGTTATCTATGTAGGTAATTTTACCTGATTTTTTTATCAGGTAATTTCCTGCATGTCTGTCAGAATTGCCAATTAAAGAATCAAAGAAAGCCATCTTATCTTTTTCATATTTGTAAAGACTGCGCGTCTTATCTGTGAAAAATGTTTTTGGTTTAATGTCAATTGGTAAGGTGCCAGTTGTTGACCAATGCTGCAATGAACCAATTTCTCCTTTTATCTTCCTTATTACAGTAACTGGGACATCCCCAAGCCCTGCCTCTTCTGAAATTAAATAAGCCGCCCTTTCTCGGATATACATCTTTTCCCCTGTTCCAAAGCCAGCCTCCCCCGCCATTGACTTGAATGCACCTTCACCGTTTCCTTTTATCTTGACCCTTTTTACATTATTCTTCCCTTCTTCTACTTCTATGGATGATTGTATGTCGCCTGATACCATTGTTTTTTCCAGCTTCTCGGTCGTTTTCGCCGGTACAAATGCCGGTTCTGGTGCGGGTACAACTGGCTTTGGTGTTTCCGGAGCTTTCTGCGTTTTCTTTGTCCGGGCACGAGTATCATCCTTCGCAATCGGGTACTTCTTATTCATTTCACTTGCTGATTTGCCGACATCCTCTTTCTTGAATTGCTGCCCTTTTTCGATTTCCTTCTCAGAGGCAAATTCCTCTACGAAGGCGGCGAGGGTGTGAGTGCAGTTTCCAGACCAGCATGTTTTTCCGTTTCTGCGTACAAATAGGGTGTGATATTTTTCCAATTCAACACAATAAACCATATCGTTATAATCGGTGGTTTTAATATCTTGACCGCTTATCAGTGCAAATGATTCCCCGTCATCCCATTCTGGTGTTACGCACAACCAATAGTGCGTTGATCCGGGCTTCCATATCATCATAATTGATGCTTGTTCAAAGAATATTTTATCTTCTTCGCCGTACCGATCCACGTATACCATTTTATGATTTGGCGTAACAAGTAAATCTATGTTATCATTGTTGTTAAAATGTACCATCACCTCAGAATATCCAGAATAATATCTCTTTATTGGCACGTACTCGGTTTTTTTAGTTTCCGGGTCTAACGACCAGCACAGATCATTTCGCTTTACGTCTTTGAATAGTTTCCACCCGTTATCTGTATATACTTCCGTGTCTTTTGAATAACAGTGGGGATGATACGGAGGCCGTGCCGCCAGCATCGGATACTTCCTGGAATTTCCTGATATGCTGAATATCTGATCTTCATACTGAGTACAGAAATCAACCGCGCCCGTATTGGAGATTATCACTAAATCAATGTCATACTCATTCAGGCGGTTTATTGTGCCTTCGGTGCGTACTGTTCTTGTCAACGTTCTGGAAAGCAAGTCTGCGTATGCTGTGGCTTTCATTGTGACTTTGCCTACGGTTATCGTGCCGTTTATTGCACGTTTCCTCAAATCATCCAGCAACATGTTGCTCGTGGTTGCTCTTGTCTGACCTTCCACAATACCACCCGCGATCTTGCGAGCTATTTCCTTTTTGGAAACACCTGCCTGAACACGTCTCACATAATTCACATAAGTATTTTCAAGGGCATCCGCAGTCACATTAAAATCACTTGCCGCGCCTACCGCCGCCACTCTCGCCGCATCTCTGTGCAATTTAGTGAACCCGGCAGTATACTCATTGCCGAGAAATCGTCTTAGCAATGCGTCATCCTGACCAATGCCAGCCTCGTAAGACTGTGGGATGTATCGTTTAGCCCATTTCGCATTAGTCTTTTTCAAATCTTTGATGTGTTCTTGGATTGCGATAATTTTATGTGCCGCCTGTCGTTTAGTTGCTTCAGTAATATCTTCACCAAATACTACACCCTTTAATCTGGCTACTGCTTGCGCATAAATATCTACTGATTCCTGGCGTCCGGGAGTTATGGGGATGGGGTCGGCCATACATTACCTCAGCCTCGTTGCAGGGTTATAGTGCGTTTAATTAATCCACCGAGTTCTGATCTCGCGGCCGTGCATAGCTCTGAAGCTTGGAGAGCGTCTAATACCTCTGATGTCCTGCCGCCTGAATAGGACTTGACCCCAGCGTCAATCATTGCGCTGGTAGCTTCTGCTGCAGCCCCTCGCCGGATTAAATACTCTGCCTGAAATGCACATGCGCGCTCAACCGCTTTTGGGATAAACAATGATGAATTATACACATTGCCTTTTATTGGGAAATGTAACGCCTGATAACTGTCGTGCGTCTCGGCGTAGCTATAATACTTCACGCCCGCTAAACGCTGCCGGTCTATCTGCTGGGTTGCGGTAGCAAGAGCGCGGTTCTTGTTTGCATCTGTCGCAGCATCCCATTTCGTAATGCCGAATTTGCCTTCGAGTATGGTTTCCGCATCTGCAAGGTCTACGTATGTATTGGCTGTTTTCGCTCCGGCTGTTGCTACTAATGTTATAGCCATTATCTTATTAAGCTCCATCCTATCAGGAGGAAGGCCATATCTACAATAGGACCCGATACAGGGCCTGTTCCTATATAGAGGTCAGCTATCTTCCCTTCCCTGATTCCAAAATAGACAAGTGCGTGCTCATTCCTGCGAGCGTCATAATCAAAGGGATTCCCATACTTAACTCCCTTGTAAGACCATTCAAAACAATTCCTGGCAAGCATCGCCCCGCCGATGATTCTCTTCACCTTTCCCCATGAGGTTTGCTTTTTGTCCTTGTAGTTGGCGTACATAAACCAGCCAGTGATAATACTTCCTGCCCGAGCACCTGACGCGAAGGCATGATAATTACCCTCATTCACAAGGTGGGTATCAGCATGTCTGAAGTGGTAACCATCTACCATACCATTCAGCGACTGAGTGGTACAGATAGCTCCTACATATCCCCACTTAAGCCACTGACTCGACACCCAACCTGTATTAATGACCTTATCCCAGGAGGCCGCCTTCGCAGTACTCACCATGAGAAACAAAAGTATTATTGTGACCAGACGTCTCATATTATTCCCTAATCTTTATCGTTTAACGGTGTATTAATTCTAACCTTGCGCGTAATGCTCGAACACCCATGTTGGCGGTGCTGGTTCTGTTTCGCAGCACAATATGTATTTCTTCGCTTGCCTCTAATTGCACATAAGAACTTGTTGATATAGCCCCTATATCATTGACAGTAAACCTTCTTAATATGCGCGATCCTTCAATGACAACCGGTGCTGCGTGTGTGCCTTGTGCTATGGCGATTTCAACCTCCTGATTTTGCGTAGCGCAATAAGCAGCAAGATGTACCACAGCAAGATACATACCGCCAACAGGAGCTATGAGATGGTCGTCGCTAAAGGTAACCTCATTCGTTTCTCCTTCCGTCCAACTACCATCAATTAATGTCCATTCATCTTTTGTCCCTATGGTCACCATTACGGTATTGTCTACCATATACATATCACCGTAAACGGGCGTTGACACTTCCCACTGTGAATCAGTCCCATCGTATATTAGTATGGTGCCATCAGCAACCCCCGAAGTATAAACATCCTGTACTTCGGTGAGGTTAATATCCCAAGTAGTGGCGTCCGCAGTACCTGTTATGGTTACATCGTCCGGTAAACCTATTTGAATATGACCTGCGGTATTGGTTATTTCGATCTCATCTGCTGTACCGGTGAGTGTAGATGCATTGGGATTCGTCCCACCTCCGATTAACAGTTCTCCGTTTCCAAGCACACTTGAAACTTCTATCGGGCCTGTGCCCGCGCCGAATAAAACACCATATTCGGTAAAGGTTGCGGCGCCCATGCCTCCGACACCTACAATAAGCGGATTGACAAGCCCCATCGTGATGTGACCGGGCGTGTTGGTTACATCGATTTCATTTGCAGTGCCCGTTATAGTTGAGGGGTTCGGATTAGTACCGCCCCCAATAAGCAGCTCTCCATTGCCGAGAACAGAGATCACCTCTACGGCTCCCGTGCCGCCTCCGACCATAATACCGCCATCGGTTAGGGAAGTTGTCTCAGTGCCGCCCTTTTCTACGGGAATAGTGCTACCAGTCCAGGTTCCTGTTACATTACCGGTTATATTGGCATTGCCGCCTATGTTGGCGTCGTTTGATGCGTGTACGTTATAAAAATAAGCGTCACCTGTTCCTGTGATACTTCCATCTATCGGGAAAGAAGCCATTGTAAAAGTACCGTTATTAACATAACCATTGGCAGCTATAATAACATCAGCCTGCGACGCCAATGTTGCGCTACCGCCTATATAAAAACTGTAGGCACTTCCGCCAGAAGATGTGACGTGATAATGATTATCCATACTTCTAATGGTTCCATTGCCACCGTGATATAGCCCATAAGCTGCGTTATTGTTGTTCGCTACATGAACAATGTTGCTATAATATTCTTCCGCTGCGGCGGCTCCCACATAACCTACGCCTGCGGTAATCGTGGCTCCGCTATCATTGACATCTATATCACAACCGGTTATAGTCACTACGCCAGTGCCAGCGCTATAATCTGAGACTGATATAAGAGCAGTCCCGCTATTATCTACATCAATATTAACACCATCTGATATGGTTATAACGGCTCCCGTTCCTGCGACAACCGCTGCTTTTATAGCGCCACCGCCACCATTACCAGTATGATTATAATCAATCGTACCTCGTTTTATCTTAACTGTTGCAGTTGCACTTACGCAAGCTGCCTGAGTAGCCGCCACCACAGCGGCAGAGGTAGTCATACCTACATGACATCTATAAAGGATAAAACTACCAGAACCTTCAACTGTATTAATTGCAGTTGTCGCAGCAGTCACTGCCATCTTAATGTCTCTAATAATACAGCCGGTATAAGCGCCAAAGTTAGCTATTCTTGCATCTACTGAGGTAACAGTCACTTGTATGGGAGATGCGCTCATACCCACTACATGCTGATCATTCGCAGTGAAGTTAATAGTATCATCTGTATAAGTGCCGGGATAGACTAAGAATAAAGCTCCGCCTGTAGGGTTAGCGTCTAACGCCGCTTGGGTGGTTGCGTACTCTCCGCCTACAGGTGAGATTGTATGAGTATTTGTTTCACTCGTGTTAATCTGATCGGCGGAGATTGTGTTGGATATAATTGTGGTTGCCCGCACTGAATCAGCCTGTATATGGGAAAATGTTGAGTCTTTCATTACCTGAGACGTAGCCGCAATTGCGCTATCGGCAAAGTCAATAACACTCGTGGCGTCTAAATTGCCTGCGTTGATCTCTACCCAATAACCACCCAAAGAATCGTAGGAAAATAATGCGGTTTCAAATTCTCCGAGAGTCATATTGTTGTTATCTCGAAGTTGAATTCCACTGCCTGAAAGAGTGCTTTCATCCTGAATCGTTACTGCATAAGATGAGCCCTGAACGATTATAAATTCCCCGTCCTCTGTACCCGATGCCATAGTGGGTGTTGAGATTAATGTTACAGCGGCACCGCTACCGTTAATAAATACCTTCGGCGCATTGGGATTAATCGTATTTGCCGCAGCCAATGTTTGGATGTCAGAAGTTGAGGAAATCATGGTACTGGTTACGCGAAAGAACGATACAAACATGCTGTCTGACTGCAATCGCGCAAACGTGGAATCGCTAATAACGCGGCTGGTGACAGCTATGGCACTATCGGCGAATGCCCTGACCTTGTGAGCTTGCGGGTCCTCCTCGTGAAGCTGGTAGGTCTGTGCAAGGGCATATTCACATGACGATCCCAGCAGTATTGCCAGAGCAAGTAAGAGAATACCTATAACAAACGCCTCTTTGAGAATACAGCGCAGATTATTCATTTTATCACTCCGCCCTTCTTGCTATACCATATCAGACGTGATGTCGGTGTCGTTGCTGATGCCAAAGCATAATGAGCTTTCGCTTCTGATATTGAGGCTCCCCCGTTATAACGAAACATATAATCGCCATCTGCGGTTACAATAGTAGAATCACCGTCTGCGTCAAGATTTACCCAGCCGCCCCCGGGCAGTTTTCCTACAATACGTACCCTTATAGTGTCTGCTATTGAGGATACAGTCAGAGCATAGGTGACTTCCTGAAAGCCGTCTATCGTGTCGGGCGTCGAATAGGTATTCGCTGTAGTGAGCGTGTCGGGACCGGAAACATAACCATCAGATTTCGCTACCCAGACAGAGCCGATATAATTATAAGTTCTGCCGGTATCGGTTTCATAAAATTCAGCTCCGGACAACACACTCGTGGTCGGCTTTGAATCAGTCGAGCGTCCCAAGTATGCTACTGGCGACCCGTATTTGATTACTATCGCATAAGCGCTAATCGATGCCAAGAGTAGGCAGAGGAGCGCTATGGCAAAGATGCGCTTTTTCATATTATTCACTCGTTTCTTCCGGGCCTGTTGGCCCTGGTTCGGGTTGATCTTCTTCCTGTTCCGTCGGAGGCTGGAGTTCAGGCGGTTCTTTGTATTTGAGCTTCCTGAGTTTCGCGATAACTTTGGGATCATCGGTTGTGAAATGACCATTTCCATCAAACCTGCAAAGAGCTTTGTTGGCCGCTGCGTCCCATTGTACTCCACCGCCAGCCTTTCCCAATATTGGAATACAGGTGAATGTTATAGGTGCTTTTTTCTTTACTGCCATGTTGTTACGTCCTTTTTCTGTTCTTTGGTTGTTTGCTTGGCGGGCATCCACCGCGACCTTTATTTGCTCTTGTCCCGTTACCGCTGCCGTCCCGCCTTGGAGTACCCTTTTTTGTTACTGCCATAATGCTTATCCTGTTGTTTTGTTAAGAGGCGAGCCGTTTCTACTCGCCCCTTTTTGGGTGATTACCAATGGCCAAAACAGCCAATGGCTAAAACTGCCAAAGACAATAAATCTATGCCTGGTTACGGTCCAGTGACCTCCCAAACACTCGTGCCATTAATGTTGGTGACATTACCGGTAGTATATATAGCACCTCCAGTATGGCTTATCGCGTCACCGCCTGAACCCGTAACAATGATATTATTTATGACGTGTGTTTCGCCCGCAGCTTCCAGGACGCCGGTAGCCGATGCCTCAGCTTCGATAAAGTTATTAATTATTATCGAGCCGGTGGCATCGTATCCAGTTGTAATGCTTATAGCAGTACCGGATTCACGAATAATATTACCGACAAGCGTACAGGATTTGAAGTATGAATTCGTGCCATCATCAACAAGCAAGAAGTTGTCAAAGCCATCGGTCGAAGATGATATGATTACATCGCAGTCGATTACATCAAGCCCGACAGCGTCTTTTACGTAAATGCCATACGTGGCAAGTCCCGGAGTGCCTTGCTCGAAAGTGCAATGGTCGAATAATACTTCCTGTGCATAATCGAATGAGACTTGAGGATGTGCCGTGTCGGTGCAGAACGAAATATTGATAAATTGCGTTCCGAATGTAATTACATCTGCGGCAGCATTACCCGAATCAGCAGTATGCACAAGGGCGCTTCCTGACACCGGATGAATTTCTACTCCTGCACCCGATACTCCTCTTTTACCTAATCCAATAAGCGTACAGGAATAGGGCATTGTAGTAAGGTTTTCAGCGTATACGCCGGGGTTAATAAAGATATGACTACCCGGAACAACGCCGCCTGTAGTATCTGCATTTGCGGCAGTAATACCTTCGGCGATGGTTTTAAACGCTGTTGACCATTGATCACCATCTCCTGAAGCGGTTACGTTTTTGTCAACATAGAAAGCATGTGCCGGGTTTACTATATTCCCAACATCACGCAATTCCTCTATTGCTCGCCGTACTCGGGGCCGTACTCCAACGCCAAGCTGTTCCCAAACTGCCAGTGAGGGGCCAACTGTAGCCAACAGCAACAGGAGCGACAAACAGAGGATTCTTTTCATTGTGTTCATGTCCTTGCCTCCCTTTAAGAGGTTAATTGTTGCGGTTGGTTTATGATGTTGCACAGCCGGTTATTGTACCATGCATCCATTTGGGGCCATGATCAAGCCCGATCTGACCATAAAGCTGACCTTTGTCTGCGGCTCCTGTTGGCGCCAAAGGTTGGTAGAACAGTCCGCCCTTTTTGGGTACTTCCTGGAATACCGGCGCACATACCGAAAGCTCGGCAAGAGTCACAGTAGCGGCAGGCTGGAACGAGTCAAGAATAACACCGATAAGTCCGAAGTCGGTTTCTATCTGCTGAATATTGAGACCTCCTACGTCTCGTGAGGTGGGCGCATATCCGTAAATTTCAGAGAGTACCTGTTTTTGGAACGCATTAACGATAAACGCGGCATTCGCGAAAATCGCTCCTGCGGCATACATGGTTCTGAGTAATTCCTGAACTACTGGCTTGGTAAGCGTTGCGCCTCCTGCGGCGACGGTATTCCCGGCATCGCTCGCACATTCAATCAAGCCTCTTGTGCCATTTGCAACACCGGAGCCGGTTGAAACTACATACGTACCCTGTAAGATTGAAAACTCCACATCCCTGGCTATTTCTTCCAGTTTTCGTTTTATCTGGAAGTCATAACTTGCTGGTGAGGCAAGATTGTCGGTTGGGCCCGTGATTCCTGACAATCGGTTTTGGTTACTTATTGCCTGATAGGTAACCAATATAGAATGATGGTGAATCTCGCAGACGTTATATACCTGAGTGGTTACGACATCCACTGCCGTGGGTGCGTCAACGCTATCATCTTCCGTGATTGTGGTCTGTGCGGCGGCTGGTATGGAATATTCCGCGCTTACCGGAAACGTGAAGTTCTGTGAGAGCTTCCCGCCATTCAAGCCCCCTATTGCTGAGAGGACAGGGGTGCGAAGAGGGCTGGCGGTGTACAATTCACCGATATAGTTTAAGAGCAACCACGCTGATCCTGTTGTGGCCATGATATACCTCCTATGTTATTGACTGGTTTAAGTACCTTTTTGTTTAGCCTCGAAGATTTGACGCTTCAATGCCAATTTATCTGTGCTTCCGTCTTTTGCCGCTTCGTATGCTTTCTCCAAAGCGACCATTCCTGTTGTGTCCGGGTTTGCCTCACTGCGTATCGTTCCGGAGCCGCCCTGTGCTGTGGCTTTTGCCTGGCTCGGGTTGTCAGCAAGGAATTTCTTGACGGCGAATTCAACCGCTGCGGGCTTGCCTTCGTCATCAATCATTGGGATACCGGATTCCTCAAACGTCTCGACATAACGTTTGCCGTCAGACGCTTTCATTTTCACCATACCAGCAGCCTTCATGAGTGTTTTTACAAACTTGGGATTGACCGCTTCGTTGGCAGATGCCGCGATAATGGCATTGTCAACGAGTAGCACGTTGATTTCTTCTTCGAGCGCGGTTATTTTCCCCCCAAATCCTTCGGTTGCTTTCTGATGTTTTTGATTGAGGCCGTCCAGTGCTTTGTCATATTCCCCTTTTGCCAAGAGATCGGCGTTTTCCTTTTCAGATTCCGCCTCCTCAGTCTTGGTTCTGAGTTCTGCAAGTTCTTCGTTGGCAGCGGTGGCGTTGGTCTCTGCCTCTTTGTACTTATTGCGCCACTCAACCATTTTGTGCGTGAGACCGTCATATTCTCCTGCCGTATAAGTCTTTGCTTCCTCGCCTTTAACGATAGCGGGATCGGGAACCTGAGTTTTGCCGTCATCAGTAGACGTAGCCTGCTTTGTCATTTTGTTCTTTCCTCATAGTTAGGTTATTTACATGCTATATGTTATACTGCTTGGAAAATCTTGGTTTTACTTTCACCTCCTCATCCGCCTTTTTCATAGGCTCTAATATGATTAGGTTGTTTGGTTGTATATAATCATGCTGTGCCTGTATTGCTATTCCCGTTGAGCTTAGAAACCATTGCCCTTTCTTGGGGGCTGCTCTTATGCCAGTTTTTCTGAATAATGCTTCTTTCATGTGTTTTCTTCCCGTGGTGCGTCACCTGTTCCCATGTCACTCCTCCTCTGTCACAAATTGGTCAATGACCGTTGTGGGTTCTTTCGATGCATCAATTTCCTGCTCAATTATCAACTGCTTGTCCCGCGGTAAATCAGGGAGTAAGGCTCTGAATGCAGACTTTAACGCCTCCTTGCGACCTGTCTCAGTGTCCCAGCCAAGTTGTTTCAGGTCGAGCATTGTTGCGACAGTAGACACTAAATCCTTCACAGCATAATCATCTGGGTATTTTACCGACTCATTACCCTCTGGTTTATTTTCCCAGCGGTTCGCCAGTTCATAAATTCCCTCCTCTATCCGATTGCCGTTCTTCCCAAATGCAGCCAGAAACTGATTAGTACGCTCAAAGCCCCATGCTTTTGATAATGCCGATTCAGGGGCCTTGGTTTCTTTCTGTGGGTCCAGCCCTGCAACCTTAATCATTTCCCTTGCTAATACCTCTATTTTGCGGTCGAATGCCTCTGCGCTTGACCCTGCGGGCTGGATGAATCGAGAAATACCCGACTCTTGTGCTTCTTCTGAGATTGCCTGTGATCTTGCTATCTTTCTGGCTGCTTCGCTACTATCTTCACTCCCAGGTGGTTGATTGCTCGCCGGTATTATCATTGTGCCGAACGTCTGGAAACACAGATTTGAGATGTCTACCGCGTCAAGGTTGTAAATGGCGCGGTTTATGTCAGCAAGATCGAAAAACCACGATTCAGGCGTTAATGGGTTATTGTCAAGGTCTTCAATTGATATTCTGATAATCGGCACTTCTTTGCAGGGATGCTCGCCCTCCATATACTCGCCTTTTTCGTTCTTTCCTAAAGCCCACGCGCCGCCAACCTCTTCATAAATCTGCCAGATATTCTTATCCCAATAAGTGCGGCGCGTTCGCGTAACTGCCTGTTCCGCTTGAATGCTGTTTTCCAGCCACTGTGATTCTATGAGTACCCAATTGTATTTACCGTTCTCGCCATACGACCAGTCCACCATCGTCTGTGGTAATACCACCGTTGCATAGGGTATGATTCCTTTGTCAATTTGATCTTGCCTTGATACTAACGACTTGCCATCGGTTAGTGGCATGTCTACCAGAATGCTTATTTCTCCTAACACTGCCTGTAATGCAAGGGTGGTACGGACAAAGGACAGCATATTCGTGCCTCTGCCGTCTACGTTGTCAATGAGGTCTGCGTGGCTCTCAACGCCATTGCGCTCCGGCTCTTTTTTTGTAACGTAATTAGCGAATGCCTGAACGATATTGCGCGCATAAGGCCGGTATGGTGTTAATGCAACCCGTGTATCGTAATCTGCGTCTGATTCTCGTCCCCATTGGTACAAACCCGGAAAATAACCGGATAGGATTTGATCCTGAGCACTTGCACTATTCATGCCATAACGCTGCTCCATACCCATACCACCACGATAGGAAGCAAGCAGAAAATTCCACAGTTTTATTTTCGTGGTATAATCAGGGTGTACCCGTGTCCCGACATTATTAACGACTATACCGCTTTCAAATACTTTCTCTGGCATTATGCATCAGTCTTTCGTGTTTGTTCTTGTGACAAGCAAGTCTGGGGCGTGACTGCCTCGAACAGCCGCATGAATTCGTCTTCGTGGTACACAAACACATCATCGGGTTCAGGATGTGTGATTACCCAATCACCCGGACATACGAGATCGCTCGATCTCTGCGTGCACCCATGTTCGATTATCAAATGCCCGCATATCCTACATTTATCCAAGTGAGGAATGAACGGCACAAACATAATCACATCGGGACTATCACCATCTTTAAACCACTGCACTGCATTAACGATTACTGGCCTGTGCGTGTATTTTGACATTTCTCCCTCGAAATCACTGTCATTGCCCCCAAATATATCCCACAAAAGACTCTCGTCTGCCGATAAATTAAAGGGCTTGCTTCTGCCAAACGCTCTATTCCAGCCTTCACGATAAGCGGGCGTTGTAGGGTGACTGGTTATCTTTTCTGGCATTATGCAATCATCCTCTTGAATTTCCTTATCGGGTATTCTCGGTGAATATGATACCCATGCCCGTCACTCCAATGCGTATACTTGGGATCGTCTTTGTTGATAACCCGTGTTCCTTCTTTGAACGTCACACGCTCAAAATCTTTTATCAGATGCTTGCATGACGGGTCTACGGTAGTCCTGATATGGCCGTCAATGCTGCACATCATCGAATTAGTTGAGTTTATACGGTCAATTACGCTGGGATTGCTGTTCGGGACCCGCTTCCACAATTTCCAGCCTGCCCGGTCTCCAAGTATTTCCTCTATGGTGTCATAGTCTGTTTTCCCTACTGTGCCACGATCACCAAAGGCGTCACCGTAAATAACTGCACCTTTTTGATGGTCGGGGAAGTCTGCAAGTATAGCTTGGCACATTTCAGGAGTATTAGAATTGTTTATAGACCACTCACGTAATACCTTAACGTGGTCGAGCGCCTTTGTGCCATACGATTCTTTGTATATTTGTGCCGCAGTGCATGACATCGGTGTCTGGTTAAAGTCGAACCTAAGGCATAGCATTTGATTGGGATTATACTTGACTGGATTAACATTTTTGCGGCTGAAATTGTAATAAACGACACCCTCATAAGCCTCGAATGAACCCTCATATTCCTGCCTGAATGTGCGTTCGTCATATACTCGTCTTGCTGATTCTATCTCGTCAGGTGGCAATACAGTGGAACTAAACCATGTGAATCCTTCCCATTCAGGGTCTTTGCCGCTGATAGCATGTAACCATTTATCGTAATAGTGATTACGTCCTTCGGGTACGCCGATAAGCCAGCACCAGCCCCTACGGTCTGCCAGTGCAGGTCTTACGTTCTCATCCCATGTCATAGCCTTCATGTTGCCAAACTCGTCAAGTATACCGCCATCCCACGGCGAGCCTTCTATCCGTTCGGGTTTGTCCATGCCAAACACATATAAGGTCGATCCCCATATCGTGTTGATATAGAGTTCCGACTCTGATTTCTTCCTTATCCACTGCTTGGGTATCATGTTTTTCAAGTCATTCCAGAATACCCGCTTTGCCTGTCCGTAAGTGGGGGCTGCGGCGAAGTAATTAGGATCGGGCCAAGGCTTTTCTTCCAGTAACCAATCCACAAGGTTTCTCTTGGCAAGCTCGGTTTTACCGGAACGCCTACCTGCAGGGACTACCGGGAAACGAACAAAGTCCTTAGCTTCCGGCCTTGTCCTTATCCACAGTCTCGCTTGCTTCGGATGGTACCGTAAGCTCTCCCATCGCGGCCCTAATAAGCCGCACTTCTTCACTGCTTCGCTCGCGTCCGCTTTGCTCATCAATACCCCTGCGATCATTCCACTTATCAGAACGACGGTTTTTAAGTATGAATATTTGCGCTGTAACATTGGGCTGAACCTGCTTTTTTGTTTTCTCTACTCGGGTTATTGTGTTCTTTTGTTCTTTTTTCCCATCTTTATTTATTTCTATTCTTGGCTCTATTATCAACTTTGATTCTTCATACTCATATCCAAGTGCCGCCTTAAACTGTGCATTCTCTACCTGTGCAATGGCATCATCTTTGCCGCCTTTTAAGACCTCTATTAGTTCAAGGTGCTGATTCTTATAATTTGCAAATGCCGCTGTGGACACACCTAAATTCTTGCATATCTCCTTTTCGGTGAGACCGTCTCTTCTCCATGCTCTGATAGTCTCAAGCCGGGGCTGTACATGAGTTGGGTATTTATTATGCGGTGCGGCCATGTCATCTCGTATTCTCCATTAGTACATATTCCCTTAAAACTACTTAAAACTTACCCCCTCTTTAATGTTTCCCCTTAACGGGTGTCTATTTGCTCTATGCTGCGAGTTTCTGCAAAACATTAATCTTTATGTGTTCAGCGATTGCTTTCATGAATAATGGTGGTACTGAATTGCCCTGTCTGTTATAAATATCTGTCCATGTTCCTGTCCATACAAAGGCACAAGGAAAGGACTGTAGTATTGCCCTTTCATATATACCGATAAACCTTTTTTCTTTCCAGTGAACTGGTTTTGATGCTCCTGCTGTTCTTGTTAGTGTTGGAGATGGCTTTTGTGGATTTAGTTTTATTAATCCAAACAAATGACCTTTGGGATAATATTTTGATGCACTTTCACCAGTCTTTAGCTTATTCCAGTATTTTTTTGCTTCTGGCGTTAACCTTTTTCCTTCATCTTTAATATTATCAATAGCATTTTTCGCTGTAATCGGTCTGTTCTGTGCTTTCGGATGACTCGGTTCAATCCCTAAATCTTCTCTTACTCCGATAAATATTAATCGCTGTCTTGATTGAGGAACATTAAAATACATCGTATTCATCAGTCGAGCAGAAACCTTATATCCACTTGCTTTTAATTCTCGCATTATTTCTGCAAATATTAACTTCATTTTCCCTTTTACCATTCCCGATACATTCTCCATAACAAATACTTTGGGTTTCAATCCTCTCAATATTCTGATATATTCCTTAAATAAATCATTTCTTGAATCATTCAATATTCTCTTTCCTGCTGTGCTAAAACCCTGACATGGTGGCGAACCGTCTAAAATATCAAGCTCTCCTTCATTCAATCCTGTTTGCTTAAAGATTTCATTTACCGTCAATTTTCCTATATCATCATGATAGACCGGTATGTATTTAAAGTTTAATTTAAAAGTTTCAACGGCATTATCATCCCATTCTACTGCAAGCAATTCCTTGAATCCTGCCATTGAATAACCCAGAGAAGAACCGCCGCATCCTGCAAATAATGAAATAACCGTTGGCGCATCTTTCAGTTTTGGTTTTAAATGCTCTTGCCATGCTTTTTCCAATATTTCAAGATAGTTTACTTCGGCCATTTGTGACCACACTCAGGACATTCCAAATATTCAACTTCGTTTTCTACTGATTCATTATATTCTTTAAAATCTACTGCTGATACATCTGCCATCAGTTCCGCAATCTCCTCATCGGAATATCCGGGTATCTCTATCCCGGCGGCTAAATCCTCTTGCATCTGAAGAACGTCAACATCAAAGTCAAGTTCGCTTATCCGGTTATCTGCGTATGCGAGTTCCCTTGCGGCCTTGTCCTTCGTTAAGTCTAAGTCTGTACGCTGAACGGCAACGAGCTTTTTCCCATCTGTCTTGACAATTATCACATCGTCAAGCCCGATAGCACCCGCTTCCTCTGCGGTTTTGTTGCCAGCAATGATACGCATATTCTTGTCAATCAGGATTGAGCGGCCAGCACCGTATTCACGGAGTGACTTCTCAAGCAGATTACGCCCTCGCTCAGTGCCTTTATTGGCATTGTTCACATCAGGCGTCAGGTTTTTAAGCTTCTTCTGCTCTATCATAACGTTGCCTTTGTGCAAAATTTGCACTTTGCTTTATCAATCCCGGCTGCCTATTTCCTCTTTGGCAGAGATAGTTTGCCCTTGTGCAAGAATGGCATTAATCGCCTTTTGACTACCGGTTCTTCTATGTCAGGGGGTTCGTCTGATTCGCAATGATCGAAAAACAGAGTGCCGTCAGGGTTATTGATGGCGTTAGTCACTATTTGTTCCGCATATATCATGAAGAACAAGATACGTATGAGGTATGCAGATTTCGGGGGTATAAAAGTACCCCCCATTTTGTTACTATAAAACAGGGGGTTAGATTATTCGAGGAGTGTTTTGGAGGATTAAAGCAGGATGGTCTGTGGGGGTTTTTCTCTTGGTTCGTACATCAAGCTCATTTTAAACCTTTCCCTTTATTATGTCGATCATGGCACTGTAAGAGCATTGATATTTGTGGAAGAGTATGTTATAAGCTTCTTTGTGATGCACGCCCTTTTTCCGGAAACTTCGGTATTCTTGCCGTATCAGTGCATTGCGGAGTTGAACGGGGGAGATAAGCGCATCGAGGTTACAAAATTGTGGATTGATACTCATTGCCTTGAGGGCTTCTTTGTTGACAGCCTTCAGGCGTTGGTATGCTACGGCGAGTGTTATTGCGGGTATGTTAGGCTTGCTTGCTGTGTCATTGTCAGGCATGGCGTACCTCCTCATTCTTTGAGCAATTCATTCATTCTGCGTTCGTACTCTTGGCAGTGTATTTCATGTTTTTCCATTTCATCATCCAAGCCCGTACTTGTTTCTACCAATAGTTCTTCCTCGGCAAGACTGTATTCGTTGAGCAATTCTTTAAATAACGACATTATGGCTTTTGCCTTTGTGCTCTTCTGGGTAGTGTCTGGTTGAGCATTAACCACCCTCGACATATTTTCAAACATTTGTCCATCTGTCGCAATGGCCCTTAATTGTTTTAATAGTCTTTGTGGATCAATCGTGGCGTGCCTGCTTTCTTTGTGTCTTTATTCGATATATTGCCGCATAATTAAATACCCGTACTCTGGTTTTTGCCGGACGTGTACCTCTTGTATTAGGAAGTTTTGTCATATAGCGCAATGCGTCAAGGCTATGATTAGGTGCACTTTCTGTGGATTCAAGCAAATTTAAGTCTGGCTTTTTCTTTTCTTGCCTTAACAAACATCCTATTCCCGAAGTTGCCGCCACTGCCAAACCCCCGATAATACTGAATATCTTTCTGCGTTTCATGTCATATCCTCTCTTTTGCTGAGTGAAATACGGGCTCTGTGATTTTTGGGGGATTGGCATTCAAAAGATCAATAATGGGACTGTTGATTGTGGGGTCATATCCAGTAAGGGTCAGGTGCTCAAAATCTCTCCCGACCTTCTCAAGTCTCCTGGCAACTTGTCTTTCGTATTCTGAATTGTATTGGAGTTGCAGGAAGCAGCTTGGATTTATAGATGCCGCTGCGACAAGACTTCCCAATAGACCAAGTATCGTTCTGCGATTCATTTCGCCGCCTTCCTGTTAGTTGTCATCATTCCCAAGCAGTATTGTTCTTTCTCTCTCTCTGGAGTATTCGGGGAATGGCATCCATGAGAATATCCTCGGCAAAACACACACTCACCGCAATCAACAGCATCACTAACAGCATTAGCTTATTCATCGGCTTTCCTTTCTGTGATAACGGTGTCTTTCCATGTATGATTGGTACTACAATCTCTGAAAGTCCATATAGTTGTTTCGGGTTCGGCTATAACGGGGTCGTCTACCGCCTCTATGTAGATTGTATCCCCAGCGGCCTCTTGCGGGCTTGCAATTTCTACATTGCCAACGCCAATTATAGCACAGCAATCGGGTAATCCTGCTATGTATTCTTCGTATATTCCGGGCCCAATAAATATATTATTCATTGGTATTGGGGGAACATTTTCATTCTTCTTTATCTCCTTAATCGCTTCGTTAATTGTTTTGAAAGCCGTTGTCCATTGTCTGCCATCACCTGATTTTTTTACACGGCGATCAACATAGTATGTTCTCTGTTTTTTCTGTGGCAATTGCAGCATAAGTGATTCTATGTGACTATTGATTACACAATTGATTGCAACCAAACCGAGAAGAATAACGCATGCCGAGAACCCAATTGTGAGTAATAATGTCCAGGTTTGCTTATTCATAATCATTCTACTTTCTATGATGTCATGATGACCTTTTCCATTTCATTCAGGGCCCGCGTAAACTCAGCGGCTTTATGCACCGCCATTGCCATTTGACGAAAGAACAAATACAATGCAAGCATGCTCATACTCCTTCCCGAAGTGAAATACCGGCCTCTGCCCCAGTCATGCCCGCATCCCCCAACGACCTTACGAACTCCGCAGTATAATACGCCGCCAACTCCGCTTGACAACCCAGCAGATAGAACGCAAGCTCCATCTGTGTGCGGACCTCTTGTGTGCGAACCCATACAATACGTTTAGCCTCATTCATAATCATTCTCCGGGTTTGGTTTCCACTACCTCAAAGGTTTCCGTTCTCACTCGCTTCAGGACAGGCTTTTCATCATGGAGAGTGTAGGATATGCCTTCGTCATAGTTTTCAGGATGCATTTTCATATCCCTTTTCAATGACGCAATGTCTTTATGCTCACCGGCTTCAAAAACCAATGCTTTTAAAGAAAGATTGTCCTCTTTGCCTCGTACTTCACGTACTGTCATCAGCTTCATTGTGTTTTCCGTCCTTTCTTGTCCCGGCGTCTTTTTGCCCGTGGCTTCGGCGCGCCTGGCTTCTCCCAGCGTTCCTGTATGAGAATCGCACCCGCTACGGCAGCCACGAATAGGAGAAATAGTGTCATGAATTGGGGAGTGCTCATGGGTTTTCCTGACATTCCCCTTCCTTGAGGTTTATATAATTTTGTGCTAATTCTTTTATCATTGGCTCGTAGCAATTCTCAATCGCTTTTCCGCAAAATGGGCAATATATCATACTTATAAATAGACAATGTTCCGATGTTGAAAGGCTTATTGTGGCAGCCTTTTTCTTTGTGTCATATATGGGAGAGTGATCCATTATAAGTTTCTTTAATGTCTTACAACAGAAGTCAGTGGGATCATCGAATATCATCATGACGTGCCTTCCTTTGTCTGTTTAGTGTGCTCATGGTTTTTCCGTTAAGGGTTCTTTTTGCCAAGCGTGGAATTATGATCACTACGCCTAAATGACCCACCTTGCATCAACGCCGAAATCATGTCCGTAAAGGTGTTTAACGCCTATTGAATTGACTTCTCCTGAGCCGTCTGATTCAATGTTCTTGGCTGTTACGATATAATGTCCCGTCTTGCCGGTTTTATTGTCGGTCACCACAATGTGCTCTCCGACATCAAGATTGTTCATTGTTGCTTTCATGGCCTCTTGCCCTGACATTCCATTTCCTTGATGTGATGAGCCATTTCTTTTATGCAGATAACTGTTGTCTGTATAAGCCTTTCTCTCGAACGACCAACATCGGCTCGACATCTATCTTGTTCAGCCCGCACTGACGACAGGGCCTTGTCAATCGCGCTGATTGTCGGCTTCGGCTTCTTGAATGAATCGAGAACAGACTTTACCTCGCTGGCAAGCCAGTATTCTTCACCGGTGAAAGGTGCATTACACCCAGTCTCAAGACATGCTATCATCTTTTCCTTTATCGCATCCACAAGCTCGTTCCGGGCGTCTGGCGCAGTCTTATTCTTTATCTCTGACACCGGGGCCTTGAATGACTTGATTACGTCCACTGCGTCTAAATGACCCAATATTCGACATTCACCGTGATATGGGTTTTCATACTCCTTCATTGGCAAATCACATATTTTCTTGGCTACCTCATCTAAAAGCTCGTTACGGGCGTTTATTTTATCCCATATCATTGTTACTGACATGTCATTACTCCTGTCTTTTATTGTCGTTTATTGTTATTATTCCCGACATTCCATTTCTTTGATGTGCTTTGCTAATACCTCAATACAATACATTAGCGAGAAAGCAACGGCTGGCCAAGGATGATCCCCGGCTACTGTTTGTTTCATTCCCTTTACGGTTTCAGAAATCTCATTCTCCCATGTTTCTGGCTCTGGCTTGGGTTCCGGAGCCTTGAATGACCTAATTTCATCCATTAATTTGCCGTAATTAAACGGGTCCTTCATCGCTCGCAATTTGCATAATATCTCATCAATAAATTCATTCCGGTATTCCGGTACCGGCTTCGGCTTCTTGAATGAGTCGATTATATGTTTTATGGTTTCCACGCCAACAAGACGGCGATCATGAATTTCATAATACGGTAAATTCAACACTTTCTCTGTTACCTCATCCAAAAGCGCGTTGCGGGCGTCTGCATTCATTCCCTTGTTTTTATGCAATTCCCTTGTTTTTATAAGCACCCTACCATCGGGGAAAGTAATATGTGACGTATTTTTAAAGGGAAAGCCGGAATCTTTCTGTGTTGTTACATTTTCTTTTTCACCCTCAGTATTTAATTCTGGTCGAGGCGGATTCATTAATGGGTGGAGTATGTTAATTACTTCCAGATAGGGAATACAGACCCTACCGTTCGCCTCATAAAGCGGGTCGTCGGACGTTGCAAGTTTGTCGATTATTGTATATATCAATACATTTGTCGCGTCATTCGTTCCTTCAATCCCTGCTATCAGAAAACTTATATCTTCTTCGTTTAATTTTTTCCTGCCGTACAAGAAATTGAGTAAAAATTCTGCATCAATCAGCTTTCCTGACATTGTGAATCCTCCTCTTTCGTTTCTGCTTCTTTCCTGATAGTCAATATTAGACTTTTGTCCTTGTCGTCATGGCTCTGTCTGATAAATCTATTTTGGCATTCATAAAACGAACCTGCCTTAATCTCCACGTCAAGAGTTTTATTCTGAAATGTAGCTAAGGCGTTCTTCTCAAAGTCGCCTTCAGGCGTTATTACCAACTGGACGATACCATCTTCAATGTAAATCGCGGTTTTCATGTTACGGTCTCCTGTCTTTCATTATTTTTTTGTATATTGGCTCAAGCCCGTCATGAACCAGCATAATTAAATACCCTCCGAAAAATAAGGCCGCAACCCCTAAAATCGCTAAAGCTGGCGCAACGTCATTTGGGCCAACGGTGTCTTCTAATCCGCATATCCAATATATCAAAAATATTAAAAACCCCTCTAATGCGGCAATTGCGACAACTTCGATAAGATTTTTCATTACGGTCTCCTGTCTTTCATTGCGGTGATCCTGTCCAGCCCTCCCGGTTGTTTGCTTACCTTTGTCACGGTATACATTCCCGGCACATACTTGGGTTTCGTCAGGTGTACCTTGTCACCTCGGCAGTATCCCTTGCCCTCAAAGATGACTGTTCCCTGCGGCAATTTCGGATTTGTACGCCAGGTCATGACTTCCTCTTCATGCTTTCGCGTTGCTCTTTTAGCATCTGTTCTTCAGTCCGGAATTCAGGACAGTTAGGATTCTTGGGGTCGCCGTTTTTCACGACACAACACCCCGTGCCAGCCAACCCCATGCCATACGCGCAGTGCAACCACTTGCATTTCATGTCTTTTCTGTCTATTCTGTCTATCACAATTTTTCCTTCCTTGGTATCATGGGCGTGCGGACTATCAGGTTGTACATGACTTTAGCGGCAAGCATAAAGGCTGGGAAATTATCATTATTAATGGCATCCCTCGCATAACGCCATTCTTTTACACAATAGTCAATTGTGCCGCCAAGGGCGCAATTGCATGATTTTCCCGTTTGTTCTCGCCGGTTAATAAATCCGCCGCTTAGAACTTCCTCAATGTAATAATAGCAATAACTACACGGCTGCTTGCCCTCTTCATCCCACCACTTCTTAGCCGCTCCCATGTTTTCACACGCCATTCCCCGAAACCACTTATCGCGACCTTTTTGCTGAACTCCTTCGAGTACAATCTGCTCGCCAATGTCGCGTGTTGACGCACTCAAGATACCGCAGAAGAACGGGGAGGCCGAACTCGAAACAGACATTTTCGGCTCTTGCTCCTCTGCCGCCTCACGATAGATTTCACATTCACTGCACGGTGGCCGTCCGCACTTCTCGCAGACCTCCCCTACCTCCTCCAAGCCAAGGGCTTCGATGAGAGCTTTGTCTCCCGTCCGGGTTGAACAAAGCACCTTCCCTTCGCCTTCTTTTTTGTAAGAATACCGCACATCGCCTTCTTTTACCCACAGCCACAATTTTCCGCTAAATAGCTTTTTCATGGTTTTTCCTTCCTCGGTATCATGGGAGTGTGGTCAATCAGGTCACACATGGCTTTAGCGGCAGCGTGGAATGCTAAGAAGTCTTTGTTGTGGATGGCTCTTTGTACAGCGCGCCATTCCTTCACGCATACGCCGCGACTGCCGCCGAGGGCACAGTGGCATGATCTGGTTCCATCATTCGGCTCGGCCAAGTAATAATTGCAATAACTACACGTGTTGCCGCCTTCACAATGCCACCACTCTATTGCCTCGCCTATGTTCTTACACGCCATTCCCCGTCGCCACTTCTCAAGGCCTTTGCGCCTGACTTTCATTAGTTCGGCGAATTGAGCCTTTGGAATACCATACCCGTTATAAAACACATTGTCGCTAAGGGGTATTGTTGGCTCTCTCTTCTCATAGATTTCACATTCCTTTACCGCCTCGGTGTATACTTCACATTCACTGCACGGTGGCCGTCCGCACGTCTCGCATACCTCCTCGGCCTCCTCAAGGCCAAGGGCTTTGATGAGGGCTTCGTTGATGCAAACGTGCTCAGACGCCCTCTGTTCCACTCCGCTTTCTCGCGTAAAATACACATTCCTACATCCGCCGCCCTTTACGAACCACATCTTCATGTCATAAACTCGCTTTTTCATGGTACCGCCCTTTCTGGTAAACTGCTCCTGATTTCGCTGGCTATCGCTGCCGCTTCTTCTGCAATCTCGCTATCATCACGCCATGCGTGGGCTGCCTTCATGTTTTCCGTGAGTGATCCCCATTGTTCCCGTAGCTTCTTAGAGCTAAGGATATTCTTGCGCCAGAACGGGTCTTTCTGTGACCATCGCATCACGTCTTTTATGCGTTGGGTATTCCTTTTGTCTAATCTGAGCATGTAATCAGTGTGTAGCGCCCATGTCTGGATGTCAGGTTTTTTCCCTAAAGGCCACTCGTAACCACGTTCATCAAGTAGCTGAATCAAATACCATGCTAACCGGTACGGCTGTGATTCTCGTTCGAAGGTTTTCTTTTTACGAGGCTTCGCTTCGGGAGAAGGATTTTGTTGTTCAGGGGTATCAGGTGCGCAAGCACCTTTCTTTACTTCTTTTTCTTTATCTGCTTCTTTATTCTTACTTCTTACTTCTTTATCATTGGGTAGTTGCTCCGTAGTAACTACAGAGTTTTGGGGTGTTTTCCTCTTGCTCCAATTATCCTTAAACTCCTCAAATTTAGGTATTTGCAAGTATATAGTATCACCGGCTGTTCTGAATATTATTCTTCCCTTAGTTGCGTAATAGTTGAGTATTAGTTCAGCTTTAACCCATCTCTTGCGTAGCTTCTGGCACAGTAAAGCCAAGTTATAACTCACTTCCCCGTTGGTTTTGTGATGGTATTCATCGGCATAAATTTCCAGTATTATGAAAAATACAAGGTATCCCGCATCGCCAAATTTTTCTCTTGCCCCGTAAATATCAGGGTCATCATGTGAAGCTACCGAGTGCTTGAACCACCGCATATTATATCCTCATGTTGGCCTGACTATACCGCGGTATCGTTTTCCATCCTTGATCTTGTATCATTTTTTTCAAGTTCCAAATCCGCATCGAGCTTAGCCTGATTAAATTTAATAACTCTTTGTCGGAATATTGGTAATTATAATTGGTTTTTGCTTTCCTTGCTTCTTTACAATGCCAGCCATATTTATCACATGAAATACTCAATATCCCCGCATGTTCCGGTATATGTTCCTGAGAGTCTAATAAGTATTCCGGGATTGCGAAGTACAACTTATTTATTTTTCGTGATTTGTGTTTATGCTTTTTTTCCTTATCTTTGACGAGGTCTGCCTTGCTTGTTTTTATTTCGACTTCATAGGCATACTGGTTTTTTGTAACTATAAATAAATCACATTCATGCACGTTCATTCCCCAACTGATATTAGGAACGATTATATGAGTTCTGGGATTGAACCATTTTACAACGGCTAATTCAATATCCCAAAGTGTTGTTTTAATCTGCATAATTCTACCTATAAAAATAGCCAGAGCTCTTCACCAAGCAACTTAGCTTACTTGCCACGCCCTCACGAGCGATGGGAACTCTGGCTATAATGTCATTTTCTGGGGATAAAAACAATGGACTCATACGGTAGTCCTTCCGGCTAAGTTTTCGTGTCTGCATCAACGCACCTTCAATATAGTTAAATTAGTGGGTATTGTCAAGTTAAATCCTCCTGCCTCTGGCTGTACTGCATTATAATTTCGCCTATCGCTTGCGCCACTTGAGGAACTACGGCGTTTCCGAGGCATTTAAGTCTGTTGGCTCTATCGGGGATTCCCGTTGCGACTCTTGGGATGTCAGGCTCGTCCAGCCAGGAGGGTAGCCTTGTAACCACTCTGTCCACGCTGGGTTCAGGGAGCCAGAATTCACTTCCTTGTATTCCGGACGATTCTTGCTGTTGAACATTGCCTGGTTTAAATCCCCTTCCGTTACCATTGAATTTGTCGGTGTCGGTAGCATCTTCACCGCTGTTGACAGCCCGTCTCCGCTGTTCTTGCTCATGCCCTTTCTGTTGTGATTCCCGTGTTCCGTCGGGGTTGGCCAAAGTCTGCTCTTGCGCAAATCTGTTACTTTCCCTGATAGAACCTGTTCTGTTAAATTCCCCGGAGGAACTGTTTTGTGTCCGGTTTTGTTTCTGTATCTTTGACGTTTCAGGTATGATTCTTCTGATTTTCTTGCTATGTCCATTGTTGAGGGCGTAAGCCATAATCCACACTCGTTGTCTGAGGTGCGGGGCATCCAGGGCACAAGCCGGAATACATACCGTCCCGCAGGAGTAACCAATACTTTCCAGGTCAGATAACGCTTGGTCGAGGCCCATCTTGATGAAAGGAGGAACATTCTCACCAATGACCCAAGAGGGCCGCAATTCTTCAATAATCCGTGCCATTTCTGGCCAGAGATAACGGTCGTCATTCTCGCCTCTTTGCTTCCCGGCAACACTAAATGGTTGGCATGATCATGGGAAGCCTCCAGTAATAATTGTTTCACTACTGGCGACTTCCCCTTTTCCTCCTTTCCGTAAATAGTCATAAATCATTTCTCCTGTTAAGGTTTTTATATCATTGTGTGTTGGTATTTCAGGCCAATGTTTATTTAATACCTTTTGGCAATAAGGGTCAATTTCACAGAACATTCCGGGCTTAGACAATCCGGCTCGTTCCAAGCCCAAAGACATCCCTCCTATTCCAGCAAACAATCCGATTTCTACAAGCATGTCAAATCCTCATCTGAGTCTGGCTGAATGTTCCGCGTTGGCTCCCCAGGGAAGGAATGTGTTGAGGGCTTCACCTACCCCCGACTCTATGACGTAGGCACATCCACTAATCATAGATAATGGGGCAACCTTCTCCCGTATCGCCTCAATCAACTCCGCACGGTCAACGGCTTGGGCCTGAATACGATTTGCCGCCCACTCAGGATCGCGTTTTACCAGTTGTAAAATATTGCACTCATTTCCGTCTAAGTCGTGGTATAATTTCTTTAAGTCCATCGGTTTCTCCTTTCAAAACATTTGAGTCTGGCTGTACTGCGGTATGCGACGACGGGCAAGGGCGCAGCAGTCATATCGATAGTGCCAATTCTGGTTGAATCTTAGCCGCCCTTTCAAGATTTAATACCATTTGGTTATAGTAACTTTCCTTGAGCTCCATTCCGACATACTTTCGCTCTTGTTTTATTGCTTGAAAACCTTCTGACCCGATGCCCGCAAACGGAGAATAGACAATATCGTGCTTGTTCGACCATAAAGTTATCGCTCTTTCAATTACGTCAAGCTGTAAAGGGCATATGTGTTTTTCGTCTTTTTCTTCTCGTGCCGATGTTTTCTGAAGCGTGCAAGATGGGTTAATGTCCATCCATACGGGAGAAGCCCATTTTTGCCATAATGATACAGGAAAATCTTCTGGCATATGCTCTACCGGTTCTGGATTTACGCCGGGCTTTTTCATCACGATAAGATAATCGGGAATACCGGTCCGGCATTTCGACGAGTCCTTTTTCAGCTGTTTGTAAAGCAACCCGAGAGCGTGAGTTCTTGTAACGGCCACGACCGGGCATTTCCAGATGGTTGTTCTTGAGTGATAAACAAACCCTTTGCTCTGAAACATTCTTATCATTTCACCAGGGAAATCTTTCATCCCGATATATCCATCCCTTGTTATGGTTGTCGGCAAATCCATACAATGAATAACGGCATGGCGACCGGGCATAATCACACGGTATAACTCATTTACCAGAAAGTCAAAGTGCTGATAAAATTCAGCGTCAGACTTGTTGTTTCCCATATCCCTTTCACTGTCAGAATACGTATACAATGAGGCGAAGGGAGGAGAAAACAGGCTCAACCCGATTGAATTAGAGGATATCTTCTGAATAAGTTCAACAGAATCTCCGTGATAAAGCGCATAGTTCGGCTTAATAACCTGGCTTTGAACCTGGATATTTAAATCCATGTTGGCAACTCCATTCCCGTTGTAGGATTATAATCGTTCTTTGCCCGACCCGTAGCTTTTATGTTCTTGCTAACAATATTTTTGGTATGATCTGCCATTGAATTAATCAGTTCATAGAAATCGGCTTCCTTTCTTTTGATGTTATTCAATACGGCGCCTTCCGCTTCAGATATAATCAAATGCCTGTTGACCTCTTTGGTCTGTTTGTGGCGATAACATCTGTTTGTAGCTTGGAATAATGCCTCGAATGAATCCGAGAGGCCCAGGAAGGCCATATCAGCGCATACTTGCCAGTTCATACCGAAGCCCGATATTTTAGGCTTTGTTATAAGTACGGGAATATTACCTTTTGCAAACTCAACCATCGCTCGTTCTTTGTGCTCCATGTTGTCAGACCCTTTGATTTCAACAGAGCCGGGAACTTGCTCTTTGATTGCTTTCCCCTCATCGTTAAGGCCGCACCATACAAGAAATGGCTTTCGTGAATCTTCTATGATTCTTACACACTTACGCACCCGTTGTTTCAATGATGATCTGCGCTCCCTTATTCTGTCCTGTAACGTCTGAACACCCATTGCAAACAGACAGCCGGGCAAAGGCTTGCTTTCGACTATATGTTCATGGGTTTGTAATCCTGGCAATAAAAAGCCATTATCTTTATATCCTAAATCGGACGGCTTAACCATGAACACCGCCCATGACGCCATCCATCCCCAGAACTTGTCTTTCGCATGTCCTTTAAGCCGCCACTTGCTTGTATCTTTCCCATCATGAACGAAAAACATTGATAACATTTCAGAGTGAGTCATAACGTCAAAAAACTCTGAATGATTGCCTATTTCCATATAATCGTTTGGTGCGGGTGTTGCAGAACAGGCGAGTTTAAAAGACATCGTTTTCGCGAATTGTATTATTTCGTTTCTTCTTTTTCCCGTCATTGATTTTAGTATGCTCGACTCGTCAAGAACTATGCCCCCAAAATACGATGGGTCGAACTCATGTAACATTTCATAGTTTGTTATTGTTATTCCTTTCTGGCATTCGTTTTGATGTCTTGCATAATTTAAAGTCACGTCAAATTTCGCCGCTTCGTGAATGCTTTGTTTTGCAACAGCAAGCGGGGCAACTATTAAGATGTTGGCTTTCGTTTTAATGTTTATCTGTTTTGCCCATTCTGCTTGCATGGCCGTTTTGCCCGTACCTGTCATTGTAAATAGCGCGCATTTCCCCTTTTTGATTGCCCATTTAGTCATGTCTTTCTGAAAGTCATACAACTCGGGATTAAGAGATTCCCTGCTTACATCAAAGCCGCTGTTTTTTGTTATGATTTGCTTGTTTGCTAAGAAGTCATTGTATTTCATAAATGCAGTCCCCGCAGATAACCTTGTTGATGTATCGCTTCATTTCTCCGCGCCTTGTTGGACTTCCGGGGTCCAGGGTGCTTTTCCACAGGCATATTGTACCCTATCAAAAATACCCTGCTCTCGCTGTACCTCATGGGTTGCCAGCATTGCAACGCCGCCAGAGGCAAAAGCGACAAATCCGTATTTCTGTGCCAGTTTCATAACTTCATCCCAGTGATCCATCAATTCTCCTTTGCCTCATCGCGAACTTTCTTGATTATAGCCACGATAACCAACGCCTCGTCGTGCGCTTTGGGGAAGTCGTTGTCTCCAATCGCCTCACACCACTTTCTCAAATGACCGTCGCAGCAACGTTCGTTGATATAGAGGAGACATTTAAAACAACGACCGCCAGAGCGTTTGCCTGAGCGTATGCAAAATTCGCACCACGTCTCCTCTAATATTTTTCGCATCTCCTCGCAACTCTCAGCCTCAGCGATGGGAATCCACCGCTCTTCCAGCGTCTTTTCTGCCATTTCCAGGACTGTCATTCCGCCTCCTTAACGTCTTTTGCCAGCAGGTATTAGTATCTTTTTACAATCATTGCAGACGGAAGGTTTTTTTACATAGTCATCGCCATTATCATCAACCCACGTACTAACACCATATTCAGCCCGTGTTATGTTGGTATGTGAACACAACGCTTGGATTTCGGCAATTTCTTTTTCTGCCGCTTTTATTATTTTCTCCTGCCGCCGCCGTAATTCTCTTATTGTTGTCCCTTTCATACCGCCTCCGGGTTGTCGTCTACTGCTATGGTTATCAGCGTACTTGGTATTATCCCATACCATTTCGATATTCTTGTTTCTGCGAAACGTGAATCATTTGTGACAACAATTCCTTCCAGTGCGTCTGTGATCGGTTTTTCAAGATTTCCGCAATCGGGCTTTGTCATTTTTCTTACGAGTTGTTTGTTTTGTATTAATTTGCGCTGTGCGGCTTTTAATGATTTAGGCGGATAAAAGATAAATTCGACCGTTACTATCAATGGGATTATATCTATCGGGGCTTTGCCTCCCCATGCTTCGGCAATCCATTTTTTACAATACGCTTCCCAATTGACAACTTTCGCTGGCTGATAAGAATGGCCTCTCGTTTTTCCGTTCTTTTCGAATGTGCGGAATTTCGCTGATTGTTTAGCAGTCGGTTCGCCCGGTATGACGCATTGGAATATTTCTCTCATTCAACCTCCGTGATCGTTACCGGCACTATTCGCAGCACGGGGTTTTTCTTGTTCCAAGTGTGATGTTGATTTTCGTCACGCTTTATTTTTGCCTTCACCAAACCCTCTGTCCTGGTTATCGAGTCATAATCAATAAATTCACCTATTCCAGAGAACTCGCTTTTCCTTATTGCCGCGAACGCTTTCATTCCCCCGGCGGCAACAGGCGCAAACATCTTACATGCTTGGTTATGCCCATCCTTGTGGGGGATGAATTCAGAGTGCAGAAGAAGAGGGAATTGTGAAGTCATCACCGGACAATCCCCGTCTTGCCCGTGAATGCATTTAGCGCAATGTTCCTGCTGGTATTCTTCCTGCTCCATGTTGGTTGTAAAGTATCCCATGTGCCTATCCGTTCATTGGTTTGTCTGATGCGTGACTCTCCGGGTCAGTTGAAAACCATCTCACGTTATGAAGCAGTGGTATCGTGCGGTTTTGTCCATTCGATAGTCTCATCCAGAGAATATGACCTCCATGTCTTACCTCGGAACACTCAAATACTTCCAGGTATCCATCCCACCATCTTACATTGACGATTGTTGTTTTCATTGTGCCTATCCTTTTCTGACCGTTATTACTCGTCAAGCATGATTCTGCCGTTATCGTCCGTAATGAGTCCATTTAACGTGGCATTAATGGAACGAGCTGCTGTGCCATCAGCCCTTACCGCGAAAACCTTCAACTCCTGTTTTCCATCGTTGCCGACCAAAAGAAGAATGCCCTCTTCAATGCGAAGTTTCCAGCTGTTTACTGTTTGTTTTTCTGTGTCACCCGCTATTTGATGTACTATTTTCATCGTATTCTCCTTTTTTGACGGGGCGGCTGCGATTTCCATGCTCTCAGACCGCCCCATCATACAATAGTTAATCTTCAAATTGATATACCGTTTTTTTACTGTCACCTCCTGGTGATTAAAAGCAACTCTCTCCTTTCTTGGTTCATGTTTCATTGATTGGTGAACGGTGCTGTTCGGAGATTGGTGTTCTGGTTATGCTAAGGGCCTCTCATGGTGCGCCTCTATGGTGTTTGTAGGGTTTCAGGCCATTAATAGGAACGGTGCTATTGTGCTAATCATTTCATGGGAACCCCCCTTCAGTTAACCTCCTTGTGCTTGGTCTCGACAAGCTTTACGATTCCGCCGCTACGCAATGACCACACGATCCTGACATATTTCCACAACAGCCACGTTGCGAACGCCACCACGGGGGTACAGGCGATGTAATAGAGCGTGTTCATGGCTTACCATCCTTGTCCTGCTGGGGAAGGAATAAATCGAGAACTTTTCTAACATCCCCTCGCTCAAATAGAGGGCCGAGTCCAGGTCTGTAAATGGTTGGTATGCTGGTTAAGCGCTTTGCTATCGCCTCAATCAACTCCGTAGGGTCAACGGAAGGCTGGGCTTTTGCTAAATTTATAGCACTAAGCCAACCACGTTGCTTGCAGTCTTCAATAAACGCCCTCCGGTCAATCAGGTCTATTTTCATCGGTTTCTCCTTTCAATCTCGGCATGTCTTTCTCCATGCACCAGTGTATCATCAGGTAATCAATTATGTAGCTTAGGATTCTCATTCTTTCCTTTCAGGCACGTGCCTGTTATGCCAGTTCAAAACGGTACATCTAACTCTTTGGCGAGAGCGTTTACTGTTTTGCTCATGCACTCATCAAATTTCTCTGCCACTTCTTTTTCATGAAAGGGATGGTGGCCGCTGTCAATGTCCTTCTTTATTTTCCGGTGTATTACCGGCACTTGCGGTTCTGACAGTTCGCTCACTGAGCGTTTGCCTTTCACTTCTTCGCCTTTATCGTTTGTCCAGGTTGTGTAATATTCCAACAACGCTCGTGCTTCTTTGGCGTTGTCATCTACTGTCATTGATAACAGCCACGTGCGTATTTCGCTACGTTTCTCTTCTATTCTTACGTCGGGTTTAGCCAATTGCTCATCGCCTTTACCGACCGGGCGTCCGGTCTGTTTCGGCGGCTCTTGCTTGGGTGGTTCCTGTGCCGGTGGCTTGCTCTGCTGTTTAGGTACTTCCTGCTTCTCGCCGACAGGTAAAGCCCATGCCGGAAGTTGCGGAGGATCCCATTTGTGGTATTTGCCGTTCGTTTTTCTTTTTTGGTCTTCTTTCGTGGGATATATAAGGTCGCTATGTGCGCCATTCTCGGTGAACGCGGCCCATCCAGTGTCCAGCTTGTAAAGATACCTGCCGGGTCCCCATTGTACCGCAGCGCGCTTCATAGCGCCTGACAAGCCCCCCTTGATAGGCTCGATGTCGGTATTTTCTGCACCGTCCCATTTCGTCACCCATTCATCGCCGCATTTAATACTGATACCACATAAAATGCCGCCGCCGGGTGCTGGCTGAAATTCATTTTTCCAATTCTGGGGCCCGCAAATGGTGTCAAGCCTTTCCATGATTGCACGATTAGTTACGTATGCCAACACCATCGCCCACGGCTTGCCACCTCGCATGCCAGAACTTTGTACCCGCCACTCAATATCAGTGGCTGGAAAACAGTCCTTGAGCTTTGATAGATTCATGTCAGTCCTCATTTATTTTGATGTTGAATTTCGGCGCTCTCGGAATTACCGTCACGCCCTGAACGCATTCCCCGGTCGCGGTGTCCATCAGAGAATCCTCAACAGGGGTGAAGGCTTTCAGTATCATGCCCCAGCGAACCTTTGCCTCGATTTTCCAATAATTTAATTGTTCAGGGTCGGCTTTCTGCGCCCATGCGAGCAATACTCCCTCATCCTTTTCATAATCGGGTTGCTGTGCCCGAATGGTTGTCTTGCCGTGCGGAAGTTTCAGGGTTTTGCGATACGGGTCTTCCTCGATGGCAATGCGGTGATATTGCTCAAGCAGAAAGCGAAAATATTCGCCGCGCTTGGTTAGCATATCAATTTCACTGTCACGCCATAATTCGGCAACGTCAATTTCCTTCTGTGCAAACTCGGCAATCTCGCGCTTCCGGGCTTCCAGTTTATGAAGATGTTTCATTGCCCATGCTGCTTGGACTAACGAGCCGTCAAAGCCCGGCTCTGGCGGTTCTTCTTCCTTCACCACGTCCTCAAAAACCTTGTCGCTCTCTTGCTCTTCTATGGCTGCCGCTTTCTGGTCTGTGGTCATGGCTTAACCTCCCTCAGATAATGATTTCCGCATATTTGTGACATTTCAAGCACGGTTTTACTGGATTGCCGGATATATTTTTGTGGTAATCAGTAACATTCGTGTTTATACAGTATGGACATTGCCACTCAATAAATATCCATTCCTTGCGTCTGTGTAATTCTTTCGATGTGGCCTTCGGCATTTCCGGCTTCACTGCGGTGGCTGTTTGGTCAGGATTCATGGGTGTCTTTCTCCGGGAATAGCTTTCTGTGCTGGTCTGCAAGAGCGTAGAGTTCTGCTGGCGTGATTACGAAGGAATGGTAATAGATGATTCCATCAGCTGTTTTGCTACCATTGCCCTCCTTGTCCTTGAACGTCAACTCTACCTTGCTTACTCTTAATTCCTGACCGATGAGTTTGGTACAGTCTTCTCTTGATGTCGTACATCTTCTGATATACATGGGTCATCTCCCGTCTTGGTTTCTTGCATCCGGCAAGGTTAATCTACCAGTTCGACTATGAGGAGTTCTAAATCTTTAGGCCATTCATTGTTGGGCTGAATCCACACACAATTATTGCCGCCAAGATATAATTCTCCCACTTTTGGATGTCCTATACGCATTCCTCTAAAGACGTGAACAGGCCCAGCTTCCAGCTTTGCCTTGAATTTTCGAGGATGTCTAACTATGAAATCACCAGTATTATTAATACCTCCTGCAATGCTTGGCCTGATAACACTTGCCAGAAAAATAAGACTCGCGATAGTTACTGCCGCGCAAATATAACCGGTTAATTCATACATCATTACCTCCTATAAGATTAAATTATTTAAGCTCAAATAAGTGCCATATAAGCAGTCCATCAAGCTCTTGGAATGTGCCTATGTAGATAAGATTTTCCGGTTGATCTACCTTATGTCCAGTACCTATGACTTTGAAATATCTTGTTTCTATTACTCCTGTAGGATTAACCATAGCCCATAGACAAGGTGTCTTATCCTGCATTTGCACACATAGGATTTTTGCCTCTGAGGGCATTGTAATAGAAACTGAATCACTTACATCAAACGGATACTTGTATATAGTATACATGGGTCATCTCCCGTCTTGGTTAAGCTCGCTAAGCAAGCCGTTCTTTATGTCGGATTGGTACTCTGCATCTTCCTCGCCGGTTGGGTCGTCTTCACATATTACCGCTATATCCTTATCAGGTTCGTAGGTAGCCTTTAACCATATCTGGTAAATTCGTTTCTGCAATTGCACCATATTGAGATTCCCCAGCCAATTCTTGTACGCCATTTTCTTGTCAGGGTCGTTCATAAGTTCCTTCTCTCATTTTTTCTGCTGCCAACCTGTCGGAATAATCCTGTTGTTCCGTTCTTAATTCCTCAAGGCGTATTTCATTATAACAAGGCTCACACCAGCCATCGCAATCAAGCCGTAGTCCCGGTTCTCCACAATTTACACAGGCATCATCATCCATAGTGTTTCCTTCCAGCCATTCCATATAAAACTTCATTATTCACCCTCTCAATTCGGTAAAGTCATATCTTTTAATTAACGGCCTGAACGCCTTCCAGCCATATTGTGACGCCCACTTATCCTTAAATAGCAAGGACATTTTATATCTCGCGGAAGCGTAAGTGCCGTGAATTTTAACATATTCCTCGCGGTGCTTTGATGTGTGAGGAAAGGTGAAATACCAGTTTTGTCTTTTCGCTGACTTGGATAAAACTGTATCGTTATTGTTCATCGGTCGCCTCTCTGCCGGAAGGTAGGGAGTGCCGCTCTATCAGCACTCCCCTTGTGTTGCGGCTTCTGTGGTGGGATTCTTCGGGCATTATCATTTCCTTCTGGTAGAGTGCGGCTAATAATTGGCTTCCGTGGGTACTTCACTAAGGTAGATTGGCTACAAGAGCAGAAGCCTTATGAGATATAGCTCCCCATAATTTACAATCGTGGGTCACTAAGCGTTTGGGCGTGCACACCTTTAATCGGGTAACGCTTGTCGTACGCCTCCAAACCCCTATCTGCTCAGGACGTCTGTCAATTACAGCATCTCCGCACTCTACCATTTTCATTGTTTCCTTTTCAGCGTCCGGTGAACCTGGCTCAAAGCCAAGTCTAACTCCTCTTCTGGCATATTATCTACAATCTCATCAATTGAAAAAGCCAGTCCTGTTTTTGCCGGTTTTCCCTTTGGTGCACCATACATCATCTTGAACATTCTGCGATTTACGTCTGTTAATTCTGCCAGCCCTTTTTTGATTTCCTTACGGGCATATTCCTGTAAACCTGCATTCATTCTACGGCCACCTTTCATTATCTTATCCACGCCATGATTACGTGTGCGATGTAGTAACCGGCTGATCCGGCTAAAATGTAACTCTCTATTTTATTCATTTTGTTTGTTTTTCTTGGTTTGAAGAGCGGCTCCCGGTGTACCCAACGAAAACCGCCCTCGTGATGATGAAGTTCCTGCTTGTTTATCCCCAGCAGGCGGGGGAGTTTTTTGCTCGGGTGATTCTGCCAAGATATGTGAGCAAATTATAAGGACAACATACAAAGCAAATCCCCAAATAGCTGAATAATTTAAGCCCCATACTTGGTCTGCCATTATGAAACATGCCAGACAGAGTGCCATTGTGCTTCTTATTTCATGGGAGTTCATGGCCGCGCCTCAACTTCGGGGAATATATCCTCAACTTCGCAATTGAGGACACCCGCCCATTCCTTCCATTCACCCGGCGTCAGGTTTATCCGCCCATGAATTACTCCCGACACCTGTGTGTTGCCACGCTTGCCGAGTGCCTTCCCGAAAGCATCCTGGGTAAGGAATTGTTTCCGAATCCTTATCAGAAGCTTGTCATTGTGCTTAAGTCCTTTCATGCTACCTCCTTTATGGTTATTCCATTAATGGCAAGGGATTGGAAACCTTGCATCCGTTTACAGTCCCGAAGGACTGTCCTCACGTTTTCCACCTCGGCGGTCGCGAGGGTTGCATAATATACTCCTTTTGGTGAGTGAATGTTTGGGTCGATATTCTTATCGAAAGTAAAGATAAACAATGTTTTTATAAAAAGCAAGAAAAAAATACATATTTTACAATATTTTTTCTAAGTTTCTGCAATATGGTGTTTATTCTTGACATGCGGTCGATGCCTTCTCGCCTTCCCGTGGGTGTGCTCGTGAGATTATTGTACTATGTGCCCTTTTTTCAGCGTCCTTCCCATGCCTGCCTTAACAATTGTTGCATATACCCAGTTCTTGACGGACACCCCGGGATAGTCAGGCTGCCACGGGCCATCGGGATCGTCATCATATTTGACACCGTTTTTCTCAAGGTCTGCGGTGTATATTAACGTTTCAGTGCCCGTAAGTTGCCCGGACACATTGGCGCCATAATAAGCGGAGTAGGCGTCTCGGCAGAATACCCAGCCCTTTTTAGTCTTGCGTACTGTTATCATTGTCATTCTCCCATTCGTAATCAGGTAGGGTTATTTACTTCGTCAAGACTATCCTGCCATAAGAAGACTTTCTTTCGTCTATTGGCAATGTGGTTTTGACTGAACCATAGTGATTTACTGTAACAGTGTCATTGCCTTTAACAAATCCATAAATCGCACTATCAATACAGACCCCGCATTTATCACATATTCTTTCACAATTAATAATGAAGCTGACATCGTGAGTATCTCCAGGTATATCCAATACCCACGGCGCATCAAGATTATGCTCACAATTATCTTTTAGTTCTCGTACTTCCCGTGCGTGTCGCGCTTCAATTTCTTTTAGTGTTTCTGGCATGTCAATTCTCCTTTGCCTGATTCCGAACTTTCTCGATTATCTTCACGATTTTAAGAGCCTCTTTGCGGGCTTTGCGCAACTTATTTTTGCTCATGGCATTTATCCAAGAATTATAATGACCATTACAACACCACTTCTTACCATTAAGCGGGCACAAAGAACAACGATCATAATATTCGCAGAATTTACAGACGGTACGAACATCTATTTTTCGCATCTCCTCAATGCTTTCCGCCTCAGCGATGGGATACCACCGTTCTGCCAGCGTTCGCTCTGCCATTTCCCGGACTTTCATATTAGCAACCCTCCCATTGTGCGGTGTGCTGTTTTATTGTCTATGTCATATTCAGGCATCATTCCCCTTCGTGATTTTGTCGTATGTGTATGGTATCATGGCAACTACGAGAAAAACCATTGCTGCCAATATGAGCAGGATGTCTCTAACGAGCTTCATCATTCCCTCGCTTTCTCTTACAGACAAAAAATCTATGATAGGGCTTGTCAAAATTTCTATATGTTTTTTGAATACCCCATCCCGATATTTGTATTTGTCGAATGACCTTATTTAGTGTAGTATCACCCCTTCCTATTTCCCAAAAATGTGTATTCTTTATATTCTTATTCTTTATTAGTTTATCTTTAGATTTTGTTCCACTGATTAACATATTAAATATTCCCAGTAATGGCAACATCATATATATTCTCATACAATAATAAGCATCTGGCAAAGATAAAATTAAATACTTACTTAGACGACTTATCTTTAAAAGGGTAGGCGAAAAGTCCTCAAAAGGCATGTGTTCCAAAACCTCGAAACTGGCTATAACATCAAAGGAGTTATTTTTGAATGGCAACATTCTTATGTCCGCTATGACATCGGGTTTATTGTCTATATTTATATCAACAGTAACTACATTAATTATCTTTTTTAAATAATGTGATGTTATGCCAGCGCCAATACCTATTTCAAGCACTCTTTTGGGTTTCAGGCACATTATTTCATCTATCTGATGCCAGAAGCTTAAAAACCTGCCCTTATCTTTCATTTCACCGGCTCCGGTTGGTCTTGTATCTTACGGTTTTGACTATTACCTCTATGATTATACCGCAACCATCAAATACTAAATCACTCATTTTTCTTTAAAAGGGGAAGCTTTAAGGGCTTCTGCCTTTCTATGAGCAATAGCCTTTTCATATAAAGATAAATGCTGGTTTATTAAATCATCTTCATTACATAATACTTCTGCGGACCAATAACCGCAAAGCCCCATTGCTTCTGCTTCTTCTTTATTATTAAGAAGATAGACAACCTTATCGGCTATTGCCTGTGAATCATGTCGTGGCACAAGAAAACCAGTAACACCATCTATGACAAGTTCTACCTTTCCTCCACAATTTGTTATCACTGTTGGCCTTCCGGGCAGCCGCGCCTTTGCAAGCTGTTTCTTTGTCATTTCGCCGCCTCCGGTTGGTCGTCAACGGTATAATGGTCTTTTAGTGCTATTTCGGTCGTTGTGTCATCTGCGCGTTTTATTTGTAATGATAATTTGGGAAAGAACAGACGAGAATAAACCTTTCTTGCTTTTACTTTTGGTGGTATTTCCTTTTCACAAATACCACATTTGGGGCATAATGAATTAAACATAAAGTATTTTTCCCATTCTATGAAGCCACATTTACATATTCTGTAATACTTATATTCATCATATCTTTTCATTTCGCCGCCTCCTCCATACATCTTTATTGGTAATTGTTAATAGTATGAATACAATTAACCAGGCGGAACAAAAACAAATGGCGAAAAGCCAAGATATTGTAGAGAGTTTTCGTACAATCATTCCGCCATAATAGTAACATCCATAAGCAATACCGCTAATCGATGCTATTGCCACGGGCAATACAACGGAAACGCAGAAAAAAGACATAATAAGTATGCCCATATAATGCCTTAACCATTTCTTTGTCATCATTCCCCCCTCTGCTGAATAAAGTCCAACAGGTTTTTTCTACCCGCGCCCTGGGGTCTTGAATAGCCACGCTCCCAACGACTGACGGTCATAGCAACAACGCCGATCTTATGAGCAAAGTCTTCCTGAGACAGGTTCATGCTCTCGCGGGCGGCCTTGATTACTTCGGGTGTTAATTCGGTGTGTTTCATGTACTGTCTCCTCAGTGAGCAGTTTAACGACTTGCTCGGGTCGGATGGTTTATGCTGGTATTAAAGCCACTGTTTCCGACATGCTAACGTTCATTGATTCGATGTGGGCTTTCGCTCTGCCGTAAGCCTCGGCAACCCCTGCGTCTGTGAAAATTCCCCTTGGTGTCATGTATTTCTTGTCTAATTTGACATTAAACACTTTTTCCGTTCCGTCACTCGTGGTTACCATGTAGCCTCTCGGTGTTCCAACTATAATCACTTTCGTTTCCATTGTCTTGCTCCTCTCGGTTAGGGTTCTTTGCTTTGTTAATTTCTAACAACAATATAATACATGCTTAAGCACTTGTCAAGAGAATAATGCAAGTATTGCAAAATAAATGAAAATATTTTTGGACTATGAGGTAGGATTATGATAACATTACCCATACTTGACAATATGTGGTAGGCAATAAAAAACCCCTTGTTTTCACTTGGGGTCTTAAAGTAAAATAAGAAGAACTGTATGATAGGCAATAAAAAGCCCCTGACATTCCTGCGCCAGAGGCTTCGAAGACACCCACGAAGAGCGGCTTCATCCCCACGCGAACGTTAGGGACTCAACTTACCAGGTGCTTCGTTAATTCGCATCTTAAGCGGCGATACTCGTCTATGCTGATCTTGCCCTTATCAAATTGTTTCTTTAATAGCCGCTCCCTGTGCAGGATAAAATCACTGTGGAATTTCCTACGTCCGGAATCACCGTCAATCATGTGATTTATGCTTTTCATTACCGCGGCACACTGAGCCGTTGTCTCGGGAATATCAAATTCTCGTTTTCTATCTGATCCCGGTTCGCAAAGAATATCAGAGGCCATTCCCAGGGATCACCGTAAATACTGGGCTTCTTTGCGATATTCCACAGACAATCTCCATTTACGACCTCATACCATGTCAACTGTCCAGTTTTTCTTGTCAGTTCATCAATGCGTTGCTGGTATTCAAGGGATTTGTTGACAAGATCGTTGCGCTCTTCCCGTAGTGCCTGTATCTCGTCCTTATATCGCACCGCCTGATTCTGGTATGCTGAGATTGCCGTCTGATATTCGCCTACCTGTTCCGTGAGTTCGTCATTCTGGCGGGTAATAACCTGATTGCCAACCTGTAGGGCAGCGTTTTCAGTAGTCATGCGCCTTATCTGATTACCGGCGCAACCGCTAAATATACTTAAAGCCAGTAAAATACAATATACCCTTTTCATGCTCTTAATCCTCTCATGTAAGTCACGGCTTGATTTGCCGTGCGGAATATTACCATTTCCCGGTGATCTTGATGATATACTATCGTAGGCAAACCGATTACGCCCTTTGTCCAGAAGCGCTTACTGTAAGGATCATCAACCTTATAAGTGCCCGTCTTTACCAGATATGAATACGGTCCGATACCAAGCCCAAGCTCTGCCGCCATTTCATAGTGATAGTACAGTTCCCAAGCTGGCTTGTGAGTATGTGCCGTGACAACCACATCCGCAGGAAAGGTTAATTGATACTCACGCTTTGCCCCGTGCAGTTCATTGAGAAAACTGTTATATCGCGTCTTGTGCAATATCAGGTTTGTATATTCCTGATTTCCCACCTTTATTTTTGCCAGCCCTTTGCCATTAAAGAACGGGACCAATCGGGAGATAATTTTCTCTACGTTGCTGCTGCCCATAAGTTTCTCGTCAAATTCAACATCGTGATTTCCGGCGCCAGCTAAGAGCAGTTTGTTTTTCGATACTAGCTCAATAACCAAATTCCTGAGCATTGCCTCCTGAATGTCGGGTTGTATCACCTGTGCAAGTATCGGAGCTACCGTGTAAAATTTCCTCATGTTTTCGGTTAAATCACCCGCTGAGGCGATATAGAGGCGCGGAGTATTCATCAGGTATTCAATATCTGCTTGCCAGGTATCATAATCGGTGGCGAGTGAACCTAAATGCCAGTCTGCCGAGTAAACAACCGCGACCGGTTCGGTGGCGTTACTGAGGTCTATCGTGCATGAGTCCTGAGTCCATTGATTTTTATGATGTATCTTTTGCTGTTTTTTAGCTACCTCGATAACCTCGCGCCAGTGTATTTCACCCTCTTTCTTGTCTGGGAATAACGGAGGTTCATGTTTTAATGTATCGATGTCAAGACATTCATTTCTGTATTCTTGCCATGATCCAAATACATTACGTATTTGCCATTTTGACGGTCGCTCTTTTTTGCTGATAGCCATGAATTTATCACGGCTTAACCCAGCGCCATATTTTGCAAATAGCTTTTTGCCTTGAGCGACCAATCTATCGTAGTCATTCATATAGCCTTGATGGTTATGGTTTAGCTGCCCTTGATAGAGCCATAAGGCTGAAACAAGCCTCATCTATTAGGGTATCTCGCTTCACTGCCTGTCGTCTCTCGAAATCCTCTTTTAAGCGTATAGCCTTCATATAAGCTCCCGACAGGGCATAGAGCGGGTGTTTGTCCAGATGGCTGCCGTATCCGTCCTTGTCTCGCCGCTCAAGAAATATCTCCCGGCATTCTGAGATCGCAGCATCAAACGCTTTCACATCCTCCGGCTCGGGTAGCGGCTTTTTATAGATAGACTTCCTGAGCTTTTCTTGCTCCGGGCTTTCCTCTTGATTTACCAACTCCGGGTGGTTCATCTCAAGCTCTTCATCGTCGTTTTCGTCAATGGACGCCATGTCGTTCACAGTCCTTGCACAAACACGTAAAATGAATATACCGCTTCAACTGTCCACATGATGGACCAATTCATTGATTCTACTATCCAGACAAATACCGCCCGCACATTATCAAAGACTACATGCCCGTCATAATAGAGAAATAATCCTATGACAGTGCTGATTACGCCAAATGCTATTTTGTTTAGCGTTTTCATAAGTCGAATTTCAACAGTAATTCCACAAGGGGAATAGCCGTCTCGATAACGTCCTGGCCCTCGCGAAAGACTTTTATGCGTTCTGCCTTTGTGATTTCTTTGCCGCCTTCCGAGTCGGCTTTTCTGACATCAGAAACGATTCGTTTAAATTCTACCATTTCCTTATAGAGGGTGGTGACTTTGCCCTTGTTCTTAAATATCCAAAAGGCTAACTTGCGGCCTTTTGATATAATCCCCAAATAAAAGAAGGGATTAATTTTCGTAAAAAATGCTCTCAGTGCTCCCATCTTGTACTCCTTTCAAATAGACAGCAGGGTTATTCCCACTGCAAAGCGTAAAACGTGCAGGGCGTAAACCTTAAGCCCCGTTATGGTGACTATGATCAATAGTGTTAGCATTAAGCGGCCTTTATCTTTATGAGGTATGCCTCGATTGCCAGATACCCTCCCCGCTCGTCTCGATACCATCGGCTTTCGGGTCCGTCCTCTGCTATATTCCGGGTGTCAATGTGCAGCCCTGGGAAGTTCCAGTGCGGATAAATACCAAGTCCGCCCCAGCGATAACGTTCCGCCATTGCCCATTGTATGAGCATAGGAAGCGTTTCATGATTCCCGTTAGTCAAAGTCTGGTAAAAATGAAAGTCGATTGCCTCACCCGTATAATGCTTGCTCTTTGATGCCCAGTGCTCGCCGTGGGCGGTATAATCAGAATGAACTTGAAAGCCGAGCATGGGATTTCTTATGGTTTCGTTGGTTATCATCCGGTCGAATAAAATTATTGTCCAGGAATTCATCTTAAATGGATTACTGAAATGCTCTGGCTTTACCGTGAGTGTGTGCTCAAATACGATTTCAATGGGTTCGGTTTTCATTATGCCCCACATAGTTTAAAGAGTTCTAATCAGCCAGACACCTATTCCGATAGCAACTGGTATAGCGCCGCCGATAAGTCCCCAGACGCCTGATTTCACTTTTAATGATGTTATCTCATTGCTCATTTTGTCCATGCGTGCATCAAGTTTTTCATAACTATTGCCAAGACGCTCAAGCTCTTTAAGAACATATTTACTCCATTCATTCCAGTCGTTTTCAGGAGGCATTTTCTTCCTGCCTTTGTTTGTATGGACAGTTATCACACATATTGTCAGTCAGTTTTTCTGTTAATTTCCGAAGGTGTACGATGTTTTCTTGTGTGCTGTTATCACTGCGCCTTCTGTTGAATAATCGGCCATTGTTGCCTAATAAACGCATTAACCTTGTGGGTAAACTAATTTCCATATTATTGTCCCGACTTAGCCTTTACTCGGACGTTGTATTTTTTTCCTACACCAACAGAGATAGTGTCCCCATCAACACCGCCCCAACCCGCGAATGTTCGCCAATCTGTACCATTCGTGAATCTGTCATAAACACCATTCGTATTGACATAATATCCACTCAAAGAATCCTGTACGACATATTCCGTATAGCTTGGATTGCTATTAGTATTTACAACCATAATCATGAGGCTGTCTACAGGGAACGATACCACCGGAGCGAGCGGTGCATTCGCATTAGTATAAGATGAGTCAGCAGCCGAATAATCACCGTCAAGGGTACCGCCTGAGATTTTAATCGCTATCTGATAAGCGGTATTTGCCGATAGTCCGGAAATCGTTATAGAATCAACATTTGCCGCAACCGTTTCAAGTGTGGTGGAATCCGACATATCAATGACGAGGAAATTGGTTTCGCTGAGGGTGTTATCTGTCCAGCTAATATGCAGGGAGGCCGCATAAGTCGAGGTATCGACAACCACGCTTGACGGCACCTGTTCGGTATAGTTCGTGCCCCACAATTCAAGCGAGACCGAGGTATAGCCAAACATTTCGTAGTCGGTCGGTGTTGAATTAAGCGAATCCTCGCGTGACATAACAACAAATCTGAAAGTATCTCCGAAATACACCTTTGCCGTATCAATACCGGCGGCGTTAAAATATATGGTCTGGCTGGTTTCGTCGAGTGAGGATGTCGTAAAATTCTCAATAAGCGTCACTCCGTCATACATTCCACTCACTTGCCAGCCGTCAAAATGGGTAAAATCTCCCGTGTCCAGAGTGCCATCAAAACTTGATGAAACGATTATCAAATTAAAATCAGTGTCGGTTAAATCGTCATTGTCGGTAAATTTGAACATAATAGAATCCGGTTCGTAGGGTGACGCGGCTAAGGTTATGCCAAAGAATGATCGGTATATCTTATAAATCGTGCCGCCTGTAGTCATACCTGTAACGTATGCGCTTAATTCGTCGTCTGCCGAAGTCGCATCACGGGCGTTGGCAAACGCGAAGTCCTGCTTATGTAAAGTTCCCGACAGTGTTCCCGAAATTGAGCCAGTCATAGCAGACGGCGCGGTATCAATGGTAAGCCATGTCCACGCTGACCATACGTTATCTGCGTTTCTGGCGGCCACACCCACCTTGTAAGACGTGTCTAACTCAAGAGTGGTACTTGACCCCACTGTAACGGTATCGCCCCATGCGGCGAATGTCTTGACGCTCACAGCCGTTGTGGTGTCCGTTCCCGTCCAGTACACCGTATCTGTCCCGGTATAAACAAGGCGAATTCCCACCTCTACGGTTGAGGCATTACTGCCCTCGTCAAAGCCAAGCCAGAAGCGATATTGACTTACGCCATTTGTTTTATAATTCACCGGAGGCGATACTGCGGTATAAAGCGAATCAATATTTGATACCCATTGCGTTCCGGCACTGTCAACCACTACGTTATAATAATATTGAGTGTTGCTCGTCAGTCCGGTAATGGTGATGGATGCATCAGTCACGGGGGAAACATAGGCAATGGTATTGCTATTCTCGTCCATAATCATAACCGAGTCAACGGTTGCCGAATGATTCACAGTCCAGGATGCCAGCATTGAAGCCGAGTCAGGAGCAGACAAGCCGAAAAGCGCGGGTGTTGAAGGCGTTGAAAGCGTTGAAAGTGTATCATAGTTCGACGCCCAACGAGTCCCTAAGCTGTCAACTATCACTTGCATTATATATTCAGTGTTGCCAACTAATCCCGAAACGGTTGTGCTGGCAGCGGTAACGGGACTTATATATTTAAATGTCGAAGTCCCACTGCTAATCATCACCGAGTCAACGGTACCTGAATGATTTGGCGTCCATGCTGTTTTTATTGATGACCATGTCGGGTCGGACATTGCAAAATCTATTGGTTTCGAAGTCGTCAAATATGTGACAGTTAAACTGGGTCTTTTAAGCGCATCAGTTACATAGTCAGACGAGTAATACATATAAGCATTGTCAAGTGCATCGTCTGTTTTTAGCAACATACCATGATTTGTATAAGTCCCATCAATCCAGCCCTGCACAAGAGATA